AATAGTAAATCAAGAATGGGTAGAACCTTTGGTGAATGTTTGAAACTCGCCTGGCGTTGGGAAAAAGACGCTGCTAAGGCTCGTGAAGAAAGAGAAGCAAGAAAGCAAGCAGCTATCGAAGCAGGTTGGGCGGCTCGTAATGAGAGACAGAATCAAGCACAGCCGAGTAACCTTACTTGGTCTGACTGCTATAACTCAAACAGTAGAGGTTACATGGGGTCTCAGTATTGTGGCGATTAAATAAAATAGCGGCAATATTTGATGGATTACCGCTATATAGCCTATTTTATTTAATCTTCGTTCTCGTTTCCTCCAGTTAATAACCCCTTAATCTTAAGGTCTTCCAGTAGGTTCCTGTTAGGTTGATTATTTGTTTGAAGAACTATTTGTTTGGGTAAGGTCTTTAGACCTATAAGTTTATCTGTTCGCGTTTTAATATAATGCATATATTCCTGTGCTTCTTCTTCGGAAATAATCCCTTGATCAACTTTATTTTGAATTTCAGTTCTAATAGAAAGGGAATCCAATAGAGATTTGTTCTTTCGGTCTTGTCTATTAAAGCTGAAACTTGTGATATAATCCCACACCTCCTTAAATAAATCAAATATAGCTTTTGCTATTTCTGTTTTAGTCTTAACTCCAACATTGGTATCACTTCCACTATCTAAAAGAATTATATCTGTTTTATACTCTTCTTCTTTATCAAATAAAATTTCACCAACTTTTTTTACTAATTCTTGTAATGCAGTAAATATTTTGATATAGTCCTCTGAATTTAAACCGTCCCGTTCAATAACTATCTGAAACATAAGAACCCCCTCATCCATTGAAGCTTCATAACCTTTATTAATCAGATCAGAGAGTAATAGTGGTTCAGATGAAGACAACATCATTAACAATGATTTATGAAAACAGAATAAGTCAAGACATACCGGATGTTTCAATATGTCAATAATAGTTCCAGTTCTCAATTTTATCGACAACTGAGCAAGATTATTATCTGAATAAATATTATCTGCTAATATTTTATCAAGAATATCCTTATTTTCTTTTTGGCTTTGAAGTATTATATAGTTTCCTTTTGAAAGAAATAAAATTGGGATTAATTTTCCAAACTCAAAATTGCTATATAAACCATTATTCTGTGGTATCATTGCTTCATTGAAAAACTTCACGATATCATTAGAGTGAAGCTGATTTACAATCACTTTCAAATGTTGTATATAATCATATTTTTGCATCGTATCTTATTTTTATTGGTTTACAATTTTCCAGCTAAATTCCTCACATCCTCCGCAGACTTCACTTCGTGTACAGTATCGCCTACCTTCACGAAGCCTACTATATTTCCAGTATTCGACTTTTCAAATAGCTCAGTTACCGGAACATCTAAAGCATCGGCTATCTTTTCCAATGTACCAATCGTGGGATTCCCATTAATGGCTTTTGATAGACCAACACGCGATAAGCCTATTTTATCGGCAAGTTCCGTTTGATTGATTCCTGCTTCTTTGCAGAGCTCTAAAATTCTAAACTTCATATATGTATATCTTTAGTTTACTCTCATTATTTACTGCAAAATTACTCAAAGTTTTCATATTAGCTATAAAAGATAACTAAAACTATTCTTTTTATTATTTATTAACTATATTCTTTTTGCTACCTGAATACTTATAGTTTACTTTGTAATATCAAAATGATAACTAAAAGTATAACACATAATATTAAAGAGTATGAGCACAACATTTAAAAGCCAAATGAGCGAGTTAATGAAACAGAGTTGGCAACTTGTAAAGGTGTACGGTTTTTCTATGGCAGAAGCCATGAAACAAAGTTGGTTACTTCTTAAATTGAAGAAAGCATTGAGTAAAGGTATCGTGAAATTCTTCTATCAGAAGTTAAGCGGTGAAATCCGAACTGCATGGGGTACGCTTGCAAGTGAAAAGATACCTGCAACTGCTGGTACTGATAGCAGAAAGAAAAATGATTCAGTCATGGTATACTTCGACCAAGAGAAAAATGAATTTAGATGCTTCAAGAAAGCGAACTTTTTGAGCATTGCTTAGTAATAACAAAATAGGTAGGTGCTCGTAACACCTACCTACATAAAATCAATAAAGCGTATGAACACATCAATTATTAATTTCGACTACAAAGGTAATCAAATTTCGTTCATGAATGGTAAAGATGTTATGGTAAATGCTACACAGCTTGCTAAACCGTACAATAAACGCCCTGCTGAATATTTGAGATTGCCTGATACACTAAAATTAATGAATGCCATTACAAGAAAGTATGGTATTGTTGAAAATCAGTTAGTTACAACTAGTAAAGGTGGAAATGTTAGCGATATGGGAAAATCCCACATCGTTGAGAACCAACAAGGTACATGGATTCACAGATTAATAGCAATAGATTATTGCCAATGGCTTGATATTGATTTAAAGTTGTGGTGTACTGAGAAACTCGATGAACTTGCTCGGTACGGGTTTACTGCTACGCAGCCAACTTTAGAGCAAATGCTTGACGATCCTGATCTTGTCATAAGTCTTGCTACGCAACTAAAGCAAGAACGTAATGCAAAAGCGATGTTACAGGCAGAGAACCAACTAAAAGATGAACAATTGTGCCTACAAAGCCAACAATTGAAGCTAGCCGCCCCCAAGATTCAATACGTAGATAACGTCTTGCGATCCGTGAACACCTACACCGCCACACAGCTAGCCAAAGAACTAGGCTTCACTTCTGGCGAAGCTCTCAACAAGAAGCTAAAAGAAATGAGAGTACAGTACAAACAATCCGGTCAATGGCTACTATACACCGATTACAGTGGTAAAGGCTATACAAAGACCAAGACAGAGAGTTTCACCCGTAATGATGGCAGTATAGGCACGAATACATATACTGTCTGGACTGAGGTAGGTAGAGCCTTTCTTCATTCTCTATTCAAAGACGCATGATAGAGGTTATACTACTATTCATCAGCCTGTACACCGGTTACAGGCTGTTCAGAAAGAACGGTGAGAGATTTTTCTATTAAGGTACAAAACACATAAAATATAACGATTATGAAAACGAATTTAGACGAAGCCTCTTTATTCTCAGTCGCCTTTCAGATGAAGGGCGACAGCATGGATAATAACTCACGGTGGTGCTTTTCCGATGGCGATTACCTCAGATGTGATGAAGTGGAGATACACGATATAGAGGTCGAACGTGACTATGTGATAAAGTCTGGTGATTCATACCTGGTTAGGCGGGTAACATCGACTGATGGCGAGTATATTGCAGTTAGTCCACTGAATCCGGCTTATGAAGGGTGTGTAATATCTGTGAGCGATATTCAACAGGTGTTCATAGTGAAATCATATCAGAGACAAATAACAAGGGATATAGATTAATTTACGATTATCTCAGAAAGGCAGTCTTGCACGACTTTAGGGACTGCCTTTTATTTACTTCACGACAATGGATTGATTGTCGTGTATAACAATTGAAGATATTTCGTTATCTTTGAATGTGGTAGTACCTTTGAGGTACTATCTTAATATAGTATAAATTTAGAAACGATAGAATGATATGAATAAGATTAAATACAATGGTCAAGAAGTAGAAGCATATTCGCTAATTATGCGTAAAGAAAATGCTTTGGATATTGTAAATGGCAAAAAAGCTATTGAAACCCGCCAATTCAGTTCTAAGTACGAGAAAATGTTCACAAATTTCAATCAACTTGAAGAAAATGAGAAATTACGAAAGGTAGGCAGAGAAGACGAATGTCAACCTGTTTTAAGAACTGATATAGAGGCTGTGCACTTTTATAGTACTGGCGCACCTTGGACGCTTGATGTAGCTATTGACGAAATTGGCATAGGTGAGATAACAGAAGAGGGCATCAAGTTTATGCACGATGAATTTGATTTTCATGACTTCGATGAACAATTAGAAGAGTTCAAGAAGAATCCACCAGAAGAAATTCCGCTGTTTTATTACTTACATATCTGTGAGGTTATCAGTCATGACGGATTGAAATAATATAAGCGACTTCGGTGGCTTTGTTTGTTGGTAAATAGATTATTAAATTTAAAAAATCAGGATTATGGGAGAAACTTATGCAACTGATGCGGGGGGTAATAAATATCGCACTCGTAAAGATTATGAGGCAGGTAGATTTCAATCTATGGGCAGAAATGCAGCCCAAAGAGCAGGGATTAATCGTAAAGTGGGCGGTAGAGTTGCTTAATGATGGAAAAGGCGATTAAAGTAATTCAATCTGTCGCCGAAAGGACTGATAGGGTTATATTGTTTCACTCGGCATCGGGTAAAGATAGTATAGCCCTTTTGGATCTTATTTCGCCTTACTTCAAAGAGGTTGTTTGTGTTTATATGTACGTGGTTAAGGACTTAGCTCACATTAACAGATACATCAATTACGCACGTAACAAGTACAAAAACGTGAAGTATGTACAAATACCTCACTTTGCTGTTTATTCATATATTAGATCCGGGTATATGGGGTGTAATCAGAATGAAAAGCAGAAGTTGTACAGTATGGCACAACTAACGGACGTGATTAGAGAAAAAACAGGCATAGAGTGGGCATTCTTTGGATTTAAACAGTCTGATTCAATGAATAGGCGTTTAATGCTCCGGGGGTATGAAATGGAAGCTATTAACAGCGAATCAAAGAAGTGTTACCCATTATCTTCTTACAAGAATAAGGATGTCCTTACTTACATTGAAAGAAAAGGGCTTGTTAAGCCTGAAAGCTTCAGCAAATCCCAATCATCCGGTACGGACCTATCTGATATAAATTATCTCCTTTTTCTGCGTAATAATTTTCCGAATGATTTGAAAAAGATTTTATCTGAATATCCATTAGCAGAAAGAAAACTATTTGAATACGATTATGAAAGAGCTAAAACAAAGTGAAACGAGGATAATTAAGCGTTCGGAGATCAACCTGAACCCGATTAACCCTAAAAGGCATTCAGATGATAAGGTTAGGCTTCAAAAGAAAAATCTACAAAAAGTCGGTTTTCTTGGCGGTATTGTTTGGAATGAAAATACTCACAACCTGATAGACGGACATCGAAGGATTAAGGCGATAGACTTGCATTACAAATATGATGGTACTCCTGAAACGGACTATGATGTAAAAGTTGAAGTTGTATCACTTGATGAAAAGACAGAGAAAGAGCAAGTCACTTACATGGCAGTCGGTAATACTAAACCTGATATTGATTTGATAGCTGATTACATTAGCGATATAGATTATTCTGATGTAGGACTAAGTGAAACAGAGCTTAACGATATTCTTTCTATGGTTAGAGTGGATGATGTTCCCCTGCAAGATTCTTTGGATGATTTAATATTACCGATAGAGATAAAACCATCTGAAAAAACGAGCGAGGAAAAGAAAGCTCACATGAAGGATGTCAAGCAACAAGTTCGTGAAGCTGCAATAGAGAGACAACAAAATGAAAATGCTTGCATAATGTTATCGTTCTCGTCTTATGATGTCAAGGATGATTTTTGTGATTTACTTGGAATAAGTACCGATGATAGGTTCGCTAAGGGTGAAGATGTTCTGAGATTAATTAAATAGAATGTATTGATATGGCAAAGCCGAAGTTTGATTTTGATGATGAACAGAACCTAATCCGTATTGAGGGTTGGGCTCGTGACGGTTTAGATGATAAACAGATTGCGGCTAACATAGGATATAGTGAGGCTCATTTCTCGGTGTTGAAAGGTAAATTGCCTAAATTATCTAAAGCATTAAAAAACGGGCGTGCGCCTTTGGATTTTGCAATCGAAAGTAAAATCTACCGTAAAGCGATGGGTACAAAGGTAAAGGTTCAGCAAGCGATTAAGGTTAAAGATGTGTATTTTGATGAAGAAGGTCGAAGATGCGAGAAGGAAAGAATAGAAGTTGTTGAACTTGAACAAGAAGTACCTCCTGATACAACAGCTGGCATCTTTTGGTTGAAGAACCGTAAGCCTGAACAATGGAATAAACCAGCTCCAAGAATAGAAGAAGACGATGATATTCCTAAGAATCCTTCTAAGGGCATTGATATTAATGAATGGATTAAAGGTAGGATTGAATGATAACTCCCCAAAACATATATTACCCCTTGTACGAGGATAAAGATAAATTCATAATCCTTATCACTGGTGGGCGTGGATCAGGAAAGTCTTTCAATGCGTCTACCTTCATTGAACGGTTGACTTTTGAAATGACAGAAGCCGAGAAAATAGTTCATCAGATTCTCTATACCCGTTACACGATGGTTTCCGCTGGCATGTCTATCATCCCGGAAATGATGGAAAAGATAGAACTTGACGGAACTACAAAATACTTCAAGACCACCAAGACGGATATAGTCAATAAAATGACTAAGAGTCGTATCATGTTCCGGGGTATTAAAACTTCATCCGGGAATCAAACAGCAAAGCTAAAGTCTATCCAGGGAATCACTACTTTCGTTTGTGATGAAGCGGAAGAGTGGACGAATGAAGAAGAATTCGACAAGATAATGCTCTCCATCCGCAAGAAAGGGATTCAGAACCGGATTATTATTATCATGAATCCTTGCGACTCCAATCACTTCATCTATAAAAAGTACATTGAGAATACTCATAAACTGGTAGAGATTGATGGTGTGCAGGTACAAGTCTCCACTCATCCGAACGTGCTTCATATTCATACTACTTACCTTGATAACCTGGAAAACCTTTCTCCAGAGTTTCTGAAAGAAGTTGAAGATATGAAGGTGAGCAATCCTGAAAAGTATGCTCATGTGGTTATCGGACGCTGGGCTGATGTAGCGGAAGGTGCCGTATTCAAGAAGTGGGGTATTGTTGATGAATTTCCTCCTTATGCTAAAAAAGTGGCTCTTGGACTTGACTTTGGTTTTACACATGACCCATCAGCTTGTGTTAAGTGTGGAATTGTCAATAATGATTTGTATGTTGATGAAGTATTCTATAAAACAGGAATGCTTGTGTCTGACCTGATAAGGGAATTAAAAAAAGAGAATCTTCATGTTTATGCTGATAGTGCCGACCCCAGATTGATACAAGAAATAGCTAATGGAGGAGTTATAATATATCCAGTACAAAAAGGGTCTGGTTCAATAGTTGCAGGCATAGAACGGATAAAAGATTTTGATAATGTCTTTTTAACCAAACGCTCTTATAATTTGCAACAGGAAAAACGCAATTACATATGGGCGAAAGATAAAGACGGGAACTTTATCAACGAACCTGAAGATCACGATAACCATGGAGAAGATGCTACCCGCTATTATGTGAACGGGCATATCTTCGGGCAGATAATAAAACCAAAAAACGTCAGCAAATCAGATTTAGGAATCTATTAAAATAATGATATGAATAACTACCTACAACAAATAATGACTTACTTCCGCAATCTGGCTTTGAATTCGGCAGGTGTAGAGCGGAATTTGTATCAACTTATCCAGGATGGGGATATTGAAGCGGCTATTGATATGATGCAGAACCGGGATGATGAAGTGAATTCTGCCATTAAAGAGTATAATCCTCAAACACATGAGGTAATGTCAAGGTCAAATAAATACCGGAAGAATGATGATCCTTATATTTCGGAGAAGCTTCCGCGAACTAGACAGAGATATATTAATGAGGTGGAACTATTCTTCCTCTTGGGAAATCCCATTAAATGGAAGAAAGAAAACGGCTCTGATGATGCATTTGCTCTGTTTACGGACTTCATTAAAACGACTCGTTTCAACTCTACTATGAGACAGTCAAAGAGACTTGCCGGTGCTGAAACAGAATCGGCTAAAATTTATCACCTGTATAGGGATGATAGGACAGGGGAGCGGCAAGTAAGAAGCAGGGTAATAGCTCGTTCTAATGGATATAGACTTCGTCCTTTGTTTGACCAGTATGGGAACATGACTGCCTTCGCTTATGGGTACAAACTAAAAGAAAACGGTAAAACTGTTCAGCACTGGGATATTCAGACACCAGATATGCTTTTCTTTTGTCGGAAAGGAAATATTGGGTATGAGGTAGAATCTTATCCGAACCCTACAGGAAAGATTAATGTACTGTATTATAGTCAACCCAAAGCATGGGATGGAGCGGAACCAAGATTAAAGCGTGAAGAGATTTTGGATTCAAAGGTAGGAGATACCAACAATTACTTTGCAGATCCCATAGCAGTGGCTTCCGCTGATGTTATTCAAATGATGGCGGACCCTAATAAGCCTGGTAAACTAATCCAATGTCAGGGAGCAAATTCAAAGTTCGAGTATGTCAATCCTCCACAATCATCTGAAACCAGAGAGGCAGAGAAGCAAGATTTGAATGATTCCATCCTGTTTGATACCTTCACTCCTGATTTCTCTTTCGATAAGATTAAAGGCATGGGCACTCTCTCTGGGAATGCAATCAAGAATGCCATGATCTTGGGATATATTAAGAGGGATAACCGGAAAGAAATGTATGAAGAACTTATAGATAGAGAAAAGAATCTAATTATAAGTATCTTGAAGTATCTCCATTTGGATAAAACAGCAGGATTGGACAAGCTGGAAATCTCCTTTGAATTCTCTGAACCGTTTACTGAAGATAAGCAAAGAACATGGAATGCTATCGGTAAATTATATACTGATGGAATAGCATCACTTGAACAGGTTGTTCAGATGCTGGCGCTGACTGACGCTCCAGAAGAAGAAGTTGAAAGAATAAGGAGTGAAAAAGGAAATGAGAAAGGAGATATCTTAAAAAATGATCTTATTTTGAATGCGTAGTCTAAAAAAATAGGAGGTATAAATTTCGTATATGAAAAGATAGAGCATAAAGTGGTAACTCTATTTCGAATTACCACTATTTTTTATAGCGAAAATTATAAATATCAGAATATAATTTTGGATTATAGAATTATGTTCGTATCTTTGTCATATAATAATTGAGTAACCAATGAGAATCTTTACAGAACAAGCGTTAAAAGAATATGCAGAGGAGCACCCTGATTCAAAGGTAGCTTTACAAGAATGGGCTACTATCGTTAAAAGAAGTGAGTGGACTTGTTATGCTGATGTCAAGAAAACATTTAATAGTGTAGATAATGTAGGTAACCAGCACTATGTGTTCAATATTAAAGGCAATAACTATCGTTTGGTAGTAGTCATTAAGTTTACTGTTAAGTTTGTGTATGTTCGCTTTATTGGTACTCATAAAGAATATGATAAAATAGATTGCGCTAATATTTAGGATTATGACAAAAATAGAAAATCAAGCCCAGTATGAATGGGCAGTAAAAAGAGTAGAGGAGCTTCTTCCATTAGTGAAAGACGATACTCCTTTGGACGATCCGAATACTATAGAATTGGAGCTTCTTTCTAATTTAGTTGCTGATTATTCAGAAGAACATTTCGCCTTGGGAGAGCCAACGCTTGTAGATGTTCTTAAACTTCGTATGTACGAAATGGGACTGAATCAAAAATCACTTGCACAGTTGGTTGGTGTTAGTCCTTCCCGTCTTAGTGATTATATTTCCGGTAAATGTGAACCGACTTTGAAGGTTGCACGTGAGATAAGCCGAAAATTGAATATTGATGCTAATATAGTGTTGGGAGTATAGAACATATTCTTAGAAATGAGTGTCGGTTGTGACATTATGCGGTCGGCGCTCATAGACCTTTCAAACAACAGTTTGAGAAAACTTAGAAAGATTTATAATCTTTAGTAAAGGAGTTGTCTGCAATAAATTTGATTTAACAAGGGAATCAAAATAGAATAATAAGATGATATCAACTTGGAAGAAGATTACTGATGCACATATAGCAAATATTTCTCAATTATTAGCAAATCTTAGAATAGTTGCTCATGACTATGATAAAACCAAAAGACATATTTCTGATATTGGGTTTAATATTTTTCGCTTGACCTCTGATATTTATTATCGTGAAAACTATCATTCAGATGTTATCAAGGCATTTCTTGATCCCACGGAAAAACATAACGAAAAATCGTTGTTCTTACAATTATTCATAGAAATGCTTAATTTGGCTGGGAAAACAATTAAAAAAGACGACTTTAAAGATGCGAAAGTAGTCAGAGAAGAAGGTAAAATCGATATTTTGATAAAATCAGAAACTACTAAAAGAGCCATTATCATTGAGAATAAAATAAATAATGCTGGAGATATGGTTCGCCAACTACCTCGTTATTATGATCTGGTCTCATCTAATTTTACAATAGATGCCATCGTTTATTTACCTTTAGATAAATCTAAACGGCCTGATGAAAGTAGTTGGACAAAACAGGATAAAATAAATGTGCACCAACATTTAGTAATCATACCTGCTTATTCATTGGATAATGGTATAAACCTCGTGGATAGCTGGATTAAACCAGCAATATTACAGGCGCAAAATATGAATTGCATAGCTATTTTACGTCAGTATGCAGATTTAATAACATATTTAAATTCAAATATAATGGATACAATAATTTTAGAGAAGTTTTATAATTCTTTGATGGATGGAGAGAATCTTAAGACTGCCAAGTCAATCAGAAATATGATGAATGATTTGCCCGAATATATGGCGATTAGGCTAGAGGATAGATATAAAGAAAATCACTCTCCTTTTGCAAAGGTTTGGCGATATAAGGGTACTGATATGGTTTTTGAGGGATATACTATTGGGACTTTATATTTTAAAATGGATATTTGGTGCAATGAGGAAGGGTATTATGTTCATTTTTGGGAGCCCAATGAACAATGTGACATTTTGGAATATTTTGAGACTTCCAAATCATTAGTTGGATTTGAATATTATAATAATAATAATCGGTTTGATATAATCAAACACTTTGATTTTAACAACGAAAATGGCTTATTGGCGTTTATTGATTCATTTTTAGTAGAATTATCACAAAGAGAAAATTCATAATTTGTAAATGTCTGATGTGATAAAATGGTCTGGTTATTATTAATTGCCTCGAATAGGCATAATTCATTTTTATAATATTTTAGGCGTGATCTTGTTACTTCACGCCTTTTTTATGCTATTTCTCCACAATCTCTTTTTAGTGAACTTCACACTATCTGATAATATCTTTTCTATTCATTTCTTCCAACTTCACCCCATTCACGACAATTAGTTCATTGTCGTGAATCGTGCCTCTAAATATTTACCAATAACCTTTTTTGTAGGTATTTTTACCTTCACAATTTGAAAATAAAAATCATACAGTATGAAAGAAAAGATTTTCCAAAAGCTAAAACAAGAATTTTCTCATCTTGGATTAGGAGATGTTATTCTGCAGGCACATGCCGAAAGCCTTTCGGCTATCGGTCTTGTTACTGACGAAAATATCGACACTGTTATTTCTGCACAAAAGGGATTCCTTGAGAACCTTCAGAAGACGAGTGACAAGCGTGTTACTGATGCTGTTTCCAAAGCTAAAGCTGATGCTAAAAAAGAGCTTGAGACGGAAGAAGCAAGGAAGAAGGCCGAGGAAGAAACTAAAAAGCTGGAAGAACAAGCTAAACGGGAGAAAGAAAAGGATATGCCGGAATGGTACAAGGCAGAGAAAGCAGCCACTGAAAAAACAATCCAAGAGTTACTTAATACGAATAAGACTCTTCTGGAGGGTTTGGACAGTATCAGGAAAGAGAATGATACTTTTAAAGCTGAAAAGACAGTTGCCGAACGGAGCAATCTGATCGTATCCAAAGCCAAAGAATTGGGCATACCACAGTGGCGAATTGAAGAAGGCTTCTCTATTGCATCCGATGCAAATGAGGAAGCAATCACTTCTCACCTTACTACGGTAGCGAACAATGTTAAGGCGCAATTACTACCAGGCAATAAAACATCATTCCCTCTGTCAGATAATAAGCCAGATAAGGGAGAAGTAGATGCAATTGCCAGATCATTAGTCGGTTAATAAAAAACAACAAGATGACAAAAGCTAATTTAAACAATGAAAGAGAGCAGATAATCTTCGGTGATGATTCAATCGTCATTCAGAAGTACATTTCCGGCATTAAAGGTGGCCGGACGCTCGATGTTACCGGTTTTTCGGAAAAGGTAATTAAAGCCGGTCATATTATTATCCGAAAGGATAGTGATGGGACGTATAAACCTATGCCCGTGACAAATGATGCTTATGCAGCATTACCGGAGGGGCACAGTTACGCAGGAGTACTGTACCGTAGTATTCGTACTGCAAAACCGTTTGCGTCAATCATGACGTGGGGAGAAGTAAACGATGTGGCAAAGTCCTATGATATGGCTTCCGTTCTGGATGCATTCAAGGCAGCTTGCCCTCATATTGATTTCATTAAAGACGAGGAGGCATAATAAATGGAAAAATCACTTTACTTAGAGTATACTCAAAGATTCTTCCCTCAATTGGTAATTTCCATTATCGAGAGATTGAACGAAAAGAGAGCTAACCAGCTTCCTTACATGTATAAGACGTTGCTTACACCTGATTTTTCAGCCGATGGACGCTGGTCAAGTATCTTGGCGGAGTATAACAGAGTGGCTGCAGATGTGGTTTCTTTAGATTCCGAACTTCCGTTGAAGACTCGTGACTCTATCGAAACTGCTTCCGGGGAGATTCCAAAGCTTGGTATGAAACTTTATCTGACAGAAAAGCAGATGAAGGATATTGATGCTATGATCGCTCAGAATATGCCAATCAATCAGATTGTAAATAAGATATTCAATGATCTCCCTCGTTGTCTTGAAGGAGTTTGGGAGCGCATTGAAGACATGTTTCTTTCTGAATTGTCAACCGGTATTGGTTTAAGCGAACGCAATAATGGAACCGGTGTCCGTATTGATGTTGGTTATTATACTGCCAATAAATTTGGAGTGTCTGTTCTGTGGGATAATCCTGATACTTCAAAACCTTTGGATGATATGCAAAAGGTATTTGATAAGGCTTTGGAAGACCAGAATACGATCACTGACCTTTGGCTGGATGATATCGCATTGAAAGGATTTTATCAAAGTAAACAGGTACGCGGTCAGTATGCTTTCGATAATAAAGTCACAGCTCAGGAGGGTATTGGCGTTCCAACTTTGGACTTTGAAAAAGCTGCTCAGGTCGCAAAAACTAAGTGGGACGTGACGCTTCATCGTGTTGCTCGTAAGATAAAGACTGAACTTAATGGTGTTAAGAAGTCTCACTCTCCTTGGCAACAGGGTATGGTGGTATTCACTTGCGATGAAAAGCTTGGTTCTTTGGTATGGACTAATACTGCCGAAACAACTCGCCGTGTTGCTGGTGTTGAATATCAGGTGGCAAATGAATTCATTCTGCTGTCTAAGTACTCAAAGAACGATCCATTAAGGGAATTCACTTCTTCTCAGGCTATGGTTGTTCCTATCATCAATAATGTTGATAGAATCTATACGTTGGACTCTAAAACTGTACAGGCATGAAAGTAAAAGTAATAACTGTTTTTCGTGATACGTTTACTCACCAGCTCTATAATCTGGGTGAAGTTATCGAGATCGAAAATGAAGTACGTGTGCAGGATTTGGAGGAACGCAAACTTGTAGAGTGTATTGAAAAAAAGAAGGAGATAACAATCTCTCTTTTTGATAAAGAGTTTGAGAAAAAGGTATTGGTTGATATTTTGAAGTCTCTCGGTGAGAAAGCATCAATGAACATGAAGGAGGAAACTCTTATTGCAAATATTACTGCTTTGGATGAAGAGAAGACGGCCGAGCTTAAAGAAGCCCTTGATATTATGTAAAAGGCTAGGGTAGTGTTTCTACCCTTCCACTGTTTAATTTTATAAATAAGTAAAGAAATGAAGAATTTTATTTTTGCCATGTGTGGCTTTTTGATGATGTCTTTGTTCTCCTTGAACGTCCAGGCATCGAGTGTTAGTGAACCTTCCAAGTGTGAAAGTGTAACCCCATCGTTTGATGTCGGTCTGCCGGACATTAAGTGTGTCACCTTTGAAGCCGCTCCGGTGAACTGCTTTGTACTGACCGCACCGCAACCCGTATTTATGATTGCGGATAGTCCGGCTATGCAAAGTGCCATGAATGTAGCTATGCAGGGAAAACAAATTATAGTCCCTAAATGTCCGTTCCGGTATATTTATAAGTCGAAGTATTGTACGCAATATAGTTACATAGCATATAGCAAACTGATTACACCATACTAAGATGACAACACTTGACTACATAAAGCAGAGATTCTCCTACATCGGTGAAATATCCGATGCGGGAGCTTCTGATTTCGCTGTTGATTTTGTAATAAAGACAGAAGCAGAAATGACAGATGAAATGAAGAAAACGATTTCGGTCTTAATCGATGGATTTATTGAGAAAAATATTCTTCATCCTACATCAATGAGTGAAGGTGGGGTTTCCATATCTTATGGGGCTGATGCTATCAAAAATTATGGTCTTTTGATGCTTAAGAAATATGGAATAACCTTGAATGATGAAATTTCTGCTTTGGTAGGCTTTAGTGTGATTAAGGATGTATCTAATCTTTGGTAATTATGATTCCACAGTTCAGACCTCACATATTACAGTATCAAGTAACCATCGGAGAGTATGAGGATGAAATAGGTGATTATCATCCTGGTGATTCTCACTTTGAGGGTGATATTCCTTGTCGATTCGAACCGAATGGTAAAGCCAATACTATTGCTTTCGAAGATGGTAAAACATACGTGTATCAGTATGTGGTTTATCTGAACCAGAATTGTAGGGAGTTCGAGTATGGTGATATCATCCGTCTTTTGAGAGATGGGGTTGTAGTTGAAGAGAAACAGGTGCAAGGGTTTCATAGAGGGCAACTAAATGCAAGATTATGGGTGTAAAGATGACAACACCAATGGCAGGGATTGATGCTCTGTTTGCTTCCGAAGCAGTAAAGAATGATAAACTTGTTATTCAGGCATTATCCAATCTTGGGGATATGTGCATAGCTGAAGCTAGAGACAGGGCAGAAGAAGACAGTTGGTTCAACCAGACCGGAAATCTGCGAAGTTCTATTGGTTATATCGTTGTCGTCCATGGTCAGGTAGTCAAGAAAACAGGGTTTGAAACTGTATTAAATGGCTTTGAAGGTTCGAAGATTGGCGAAGAACTAGCGGAAGAACTTGCAGGAAAGTATTCAAATGGATATGCCTTAATCGTTGTTGCCGGGATGAACTATGCTGAATATGTAGAAGCTAAAGATGGTAAATCTGTTCTTGCATCTGCTGAACTATTGGCTCATTCTGAATTTTATAATGTGATGGAGAAACTTAAAAGCCAATCAGTAAGATGAAATCAGATATTGAAATAAAGGATGATATTTACCAAATAATCAAAGGCTCTGCACTTGAAAAGGCTGTTACTGGAAAGTTGAAAAAAACTAGACGTCCAGCTAATTCCAATAAAGAGGACATTGTAATTTCCATACTTGAAAACGGTAGCGGTCAAGTTCAGGAGGCTTTTGTGAATGTGAATATCTATGTTTCTGATGACGTAAGAGATGGACAGGCCGAAGAGAATTCGTCCCGGCTTCGTCAACTATGTAAATTGGCTACTGAACTTCTTGAAGTGCAACGTAGAGAAGATTATCGCTTTACGCTGGATAAACAGAGGGTAATGGAGGTGAATGGTAAAAACGAACACTTCATCAATAACAAATTATTGTATAAACAAGTAAATGAATAAAGATTATGGCACAATTATCATGGGGTAAACCCTCAATTGAATTTGGCAAGTGTGGGGCTGATGGTGCTGCACCTACCACATGGACCAAACTTCCTTATGATCCGGTGGAGAACTCTACCAAGTTGACACCAACCAAAGGTGAAAAGAAGGAAGCCAAAGTAGAAGGCGGTGAGAATGAAGCCGTGAAGTATGCAAAGAATACCTATGTGTTCGAGTTCGAGGTTCGTGCGGCTCTGGGTCGCTCTAAACCTATCGAAGATGTAGACGGAGTAGTAGCGGAGGAATACGCTTTCCGTCTGACACCGGAGAACCCAGAATGCGAAGGCTTCCTGATTGAACGTTCTACAGTATCAGTTGAAGATACATTCGACACCGCTGAAGGTAAGAAATGGAAGTACACTGCTGATGTCCTGAAACCTAAAACAGGCAATCAGGTTAAACCTTACACTGCGCAACAGTTGCCAGTGGCTCCTAGCTCTCTCGTATTTGAGAAAGAGGCTGATACTACAGGGAAGGCTATCATCGTAACCACTACAGGAGCTGTTGCTGCTGTATCAAGTGAATCATGGGCGACTGTTGCTGTTGCTTCAAAGACCGTAACAGTTAAAACCTCTGCTAATACAGGTGCTCTTAGAGCTGCGAATATTAGTATCATGGCTGATGGAAAGACTTCCGTTGTCACCGTATATCAAGCAGGAGTATAAAGAAAAGCGGGATGTAACACACCTCATCCCGCATCTGCGGCTTTCGTATAACGGTAGTACATAAGTCTCCCTGACTTGAAGTCTTGGTTCGAATCCAGGAAACCATTCTAATAAAACTCTACATCATGGAAGATAAAGAAATACTTGAAATGGGTATTGCTGATACAATCATTGAAAAGCCAATAGGTTTTATTGTTGATGAACAGCATTTCTACATATATCCTGTTACATTAGGAAAGACATATATTCTAGCTAGGCTGTTGAAAAGTCTGGAGACTAATGAAAAAGGGTTGGTCAGTAATCCATATATGGAAGCATTACGTTTGTGTACCGGGAAGAAAGATGTTGTCTGCCGCATTTTAGCCTATTATACATTCAATAGAAAAGAAGAACTGTTTGATAATGTCCAGATAGATGATCGGGTGAATTTGTTTGTAGATAAACTGGATTTGGAAGAACTAGTTACACTGTTTACTCTTGTTCTCTCAAGTGATAATACAGAAGAGTATATCAAATACTTCGGAATAGATAAAGAGCGCCAGGAGCGCACAAGAATCGCCTCAGTAAAGAAAGATAATAGTAGTATAACCTTTGGTGGAAGGAGTATCTATGGAACAATGATTGATTTTGCTTGTCAACGTTACGGGTGGACAATGAATCATCTTCTATGGGAGATCAGTTATGCCAATCTTAAAATGCTTATGGCAGATGCTATAACTACCATCTACCTAAGTGAAGAAGAACGAAAACTGCTTGGAAAGAGTGTAGGAGAGGTGATAAATGGGGATGATCCGATAAACAGGGAATTGGTAAGGGAGATGATTAGAGAGTAAATTAAAAGCCGGAATGACTCCAGCTTTGCTGATATTTATTGCTTTTATATCTCTTTGATTTTATTAATCTGGTTTTAATATGTTGAATATATTTTGGTTGGATATTGTATTAAGAAGATAAAAAATGCTTTATAATTGTTTTATAACAATGTTCATTCCATTTTTTTTAATCTATTCATAGGGTAGTAAAGTTTGAGTAGAAAAAGGCAAATACATGGAATGAGAGATAAAATGATGGAAAGAAAAATCCATCCCGATACATTATAATGATTTTCTGCGGTAAAGAAATAATGTATCCATACATTTATCATATTTTGTAATTTTTGATGTGCTGTCTGAGGATTATCTGACATATAGGTATATTCATCATATTCATTATTAAAATGGATATTTTGGGCATGTAATTTAATGGTTTTGTAAGAAACAAGTAAGGTAGAGTCTATTGTTTTAATATGATTGTCTTGGACATTTTTATTATCATATTTTAAAAGTATAAGTGCTTTTTCAAGTTTTACCATTTCGTTTATTTCATGTTTGATTTTGTCGGAAAATTTACATGGACTTTCGTTGATTAAACTTAAATAAGATTTGGTTAATCTGATGTCATTTTGTACTATGTCGATTAGATTTTTATTATAGAACAAAGAATGAGTACATGTTGGAATTAAAAGTATTGCCCATATTATATAAAAGCTAATGCTGGAGATGATTAATTTGAGGCTGTATTTAGAATGTTGCTTTCTAAAAATGCCTTTTAATAAGTTTACTTCTCCTATAATCATCATTATAAAGAATGACGCAGTAATAAACAGATTAATTACAAATGGGAAAGTAGGTATGAGCATGGTAATAGACTTTGCTGATAACCAACAACAATATGCAAATGACAGTAATAAAATAATAGGTATAGTTACTGTTCCTGCAAAAAGAATGGTATTATTTGAAGAATCTTCAGATAGAGATACAACATTATTTTTGTTTCTGTTGTTGGCCTCTATTATGTACCTATCGATATCATTACTGATTATAGTTTGTAGCTCTTTTTTGTCGTTATATTCACAATAATACTGATGAAGTGAATTCATGCGTGCTTTTAGTTGTTCAATATCCGGATTGGAGATATTATCGGCTTTTCGACAATATACATGAATTTGTGGGCGGTTGTTTTCTTTAAAGCTATTATATGCTATATCAAATTCATCCATAGTGATCCCACCTACATAATCATCAAATATAAAAATTATGCCATCTGCTTCGTTGCGAATAAAATTATTATAATCAGCTTGTCTTCCTATGTTGTCTTTCGTGAGAGATGTTTGGAAATCTTCGAAGGTTTTAACAATGCAAGGCTTTTCCCATTTATTTTGCATTTTCCCAAAAATTACACGACAAAGATCGCGCTCATCTTGCAATGCTTTAGAACCTGCTATAAACCATTTTATTGTGTCGTTCATATCTTTACAAGTATTCATGTTTTGGTGATATCACCAAAAATCTATATTTTTCTTCCTTCATCTTAAACTTCTTCCCACAGTTGTGGCAGATAATTTTTGTATATGTCTTTAGTCACAAACTGATGTTGCTAAGAAAAAAGTGAGCTATTATTATAAATCATCAATGAATAACAACTTTTATACATAAGAAATCCTATTCTCCAAAGAATAATTGAATGGGGATTTCTTATATTTTATATAGGAAAGATTAATTGCAACTGTTGAATAGGTCTAAAGGCTGCTTTTCTTTATCTGCGTCTTTTATCCATATATTAACTAATTCAGGGATTCGTTCTATAACTTCTTTACCAAACAAAGCTTCTGTTAATAATCCCATATGCATTGAATCTATAATTCTACATAAGTATGATTTCCCTTTTTCCCACCAAGTAAAATAATCATCTGTTATTAGATAGTGCGCAGTGTATATTCCTAGACTTTCTTTAACTTCCCTCAATTCCCAACCGTCAAGTTGAGTTTCATAAACTCCATCGGCAACTCGACTTCCAAAAGTCGTTGTATAATAATATTCTTTTATTTCCCAAATAGCTTTTGGATTTATAATTGATGGGTATGCACCATCAACTCTTCTAGATAAAGTTCTGACAGGTTTTTTTCCATTAGTATAAGAAGTTAATGCACGTGGGTCATAATCACATATTGTAAAGCCTGACTTTTTAAGTGTTGATTCAATTAGCATATTAACGATGCATGTGAGAAAAGCATAGTCTTTTTTATTCCCTTTTTGTTTGTTCATTGGTAAAGGGCAAGTTGGTGCTAATTCTTGAAAGAGCTTTTCAAAAATACTTTTTGCCTCATTTTGTTTCATCAAATTAGATTTAATAGTCTGTAGCATTTCATCTCTATATTCTAAGTATTCTATTATTTCAGTCCCTAGATCAGTCCATTTATCATTTATGATTAATGAAGAATACTCAAGTTTTTCACTTTTGAATGCTTTTTTGACTTGAACAATTGTAGGAATTACACTTCTGGGATTAGGGTTTGACTTCGTTTTCTTGTAAACATAACCTAATTTCTGATTCAGTAACTTTATGTTTGACCAGAAATCCAGAGACTTATTTAAATATTTGTCGTTTGCTTTCATTTATATATTTTTTAATTTATCACTGTATTGTGAGATAAAGTTGACAAAATCGCAGTTTAATGCAGTACATATCTTATAGAGCTCAACTATATCAACTCTTCTTTCTCCATTTTCTATTTTACTGATGTATGATTGTGGCATACCAATCCTGCTTGCAAGTTCAGTTTGTGTTAGCCCACTCTCCATTCTTAAACTGTAGAGTAGTTCCAACAAGAGATAATATTCTTTTGTGTGAGTAACTTTTTTCATATTACAAAGTTATTTGTCTTTTCTTTATATCCCATTTTGGGATATTTGGTCATAAATGATTAGCTTTGCATTAAAATTTGAACACAGTTGATATGATACAATGCACTCCTCCTAAAACTCAGCTTTTAAAATGGGTTGGAAACAAACAGAAATTTGCAGTTGAAATAGTTAAGCATTTCCCTCATTCATATAACTTTTTTTATGAACCGTTTTTAGGTAGTGGTGCAATCCTTGCTACTGTTGCACCATCTAATGGGATGGGCTCTGATATTTTTACTCCCTTAATGGACATTTGGAATAAATTGTCCCTTGATCCTGAAGGACTTGTTGAATGGTATAAAGAAAGAAGAAACCTTATGGAACAAATAGGTAAAGCAGAAGCTTATAATGTTATAAGAGCTTCTTATAATGCCAATCCCAATGGAGCAGATTTTTTATATCTTTCTAGAGCTTGTTATGGAGGAGTTATCAGATTCCGAAAGTCTGATGGTTTTATGTCAACCCCCTGTGGTGTACACACTCCGATATCGATTGGAAGCTTTGAAAAGAGAGTAAAAGAATGGAATAGCAGACTAAAGAATGTCAGGTTTGAAAAATTGGACTACAAAGATGTCTTTTCTATGGCTCAAAGGAATGATTTCATTTATTGTGATCCTCCATATTCACATAGTCAAAGTATATTGTATGGTGCTCAAAGTTTTCAGTTGGAAGAATTGTTTAATGAAATTGATAAAGCTAAGGCTAGAGGAGTGAAAGTGGCTTTGAGTATTGATGGGAAGAAAAAATCGGGTCAGTATGTCTGTGATCTTCCAATCCCTCCTAATTTATTCGAGAAAGAAATGTATATAAATTGTGGAGGATCAATGCTAAAACGTTTTCAACTTGAGGGAGAAAATCTTGAGAACGAGAATGTTTTGGATAGACTATTGCTGACATATTAATATGACGTAAAAAGCGTTGTGATTTGCTTTCAAATTAGCACCAAAAACTGCGAAATATATGGGCAATGTTAGAGAGAGAAAAAGCCGGATTCTTCCGGCTTATCTATTTAAACTTTAGAAGAAACAAAGATGCTGTTTCGTTTAGTGCTGCTAAATATGACTTTTCCCAATCATAGGAAATCTGAAGAGGTAAATTTTCCTCTGATTCAAGTAATTTTGCTGCACTCGAAGAAAGATCTTTTAATTTATCTAATATTTCATTCCCTCCGTACCGTGATTGGTATATGTGTAGGAAATCATATATATTTTTGGCAGCATAAATCAGATTTCTATCATCATATTCAGGATCGATGTCTGATTTGATTGCTTCTGCTATAAGTTGTGTAAGTGACATGTCAATGGTATTACATAAATTAATTATGTATTTAGTCTTTTCGAACTCCTTTTGAAGTTCTATTTTATGTCGTTCGAGTGATTCGTTATAACTCGCTTTTACAGACTCTATTTCTTTAGTAATCCCTGCTATATCTTCTTTTGTAGCTAGGTTCTTTCCTTTTTCGGATTCATAAGATTTCTGTTTGGCAATGTATCGCCAAAACAGGAACTGCGTTAAGCCGATTGCACAAGTGCAAATAGTAATTAGGGCATTTGTATCTATCCAGTTCATAATATTAGTTGTTTTATTGAACGCTCGCACTGGTCGCAAATTGGGTGCGGGCGTTTGGTGAATAAAATTGGTTAATGTTATATTGAAGGCAGTAGACTTTCTGATAATTTTCTTAGCTCATATATTAAATTTGAAATATTTTTGGAACATTCTTGCGCTGTTTGCACTACTGTATTTAATACATTATTATATCTTTCTTTGTCTTCTTCGTATTCTATTAATAAAAGAGTTCTTTGTCTTCCCCAATATACACTGTGACTTCCTTCTATAGTACGGATATAGTTATAATAGGGAGTATATACACATATCAGACTTACTAATCTATGAATTTTTATTAATTCCTTTTTATATGCATTGTCATGTTCTGTTACACTTAATTTTTTAGTTGTATCTATACAACTTGAGGTTAGGGAAATTGAATATTCAAAATGACTTAATAGCTCAATTATTTCAATAATTGCGTTAATTCTAATTTGATTTTGTTCGTATTGCCTTTTTTCTTTTTTAAAAGAGATGTCTCTTTGAAATGTTTCTTTTTCTCTTTTTCGTTGTGCTTTATTGTTTATATTATTACCAATAAGAGTTATTATGGAACCAAGTATGACGCCAATAGGTGTACTAATAGCTAAGATTATCGATGTATTCATTGTTTTTTACTTTTTAGATATTATTGTTTCGTTAACTGTATAGTATGTTAGGCGAATTAGAAGGTTAATTTGCCTTTGTCAGCTCATTGATTTTAAAAGTCTGAATATTCATGTTGTAAGGATCACCTACAAAACAAAATGCATATTCTCCCTTTTTATTAGTAACAATTAATATTCCATACTGTTGAAACATAGTTTCATCTATATGTCTAACTCTATCACCTTCTACTATAGTCCAATAAGAACACAGAGGGTATTGTGGAGATGCTATTTCTTTTTTCTTCTTATAAAAAAGCGACTTGCACCATTCAACTATTAACTTTACACCTTCCCGGAATGGAGGAATAAAACTTATTATTACAACCACTAGAACAATAGTGACTATTATCCAGTTATCCAAAAGAGCATTGACGATTGTGTCGTATTTAGTAGTGTTTTCCATAATATTATAATTTTATAAATTCTCCGCTAACTTCTTAATATCCGCAAACATACTTACAAAAAACAAATAAGACAAAGAATGTAAGAAGAAACTTCACAAATGAATGAAAAAAAAATAAGCCGGAGGTTATTCCGGCTTTATCTATTTTAGGCTTATTCCGATTGGAATTTTATAGTTTGAACACCTTGCTCTACTTTCTTGACAGCTTGTTCAGGCGTATAAACATCCATTGATACACATATAACTAACAATGCAGTGATTGCAGTAATTGTTGTAACTACTGGATTTTTCCAATTCATGTGTGACATAATTGTACCACCCCCACCTAAAATGAAAGACGCCAAAATCAAAACTTTTCTTACTGATGGATAATCATTGGAAAGAATCCATAAAGCACAATTTAGTAGAAAAAACACAAAAACTACTCCACATATAGCTTTAAATGGAATTTTTGTCGGTTTGTGTGCACTTAGATATTCGCTTAAGCTGCAATCAGCAGAATTAAATAAGCGAATAACCTCTTCAGAGTCACCTTCTATGTCTCTAATCTTAATTTTTTCGCCCATTAGTTATTCTCATTTATTGATTTTACTACTTTATGAATATCATTATTTGCTGATTCTTCAGTCCATTGCTCCGGTGTGTTGTCTTTAATAATAATAATCTTATTATTTGAAATGATAATTTTAGTAGCAGGAATAGTGTTAGCCTCTAAGGGATTTTCAAAAAGGTTTGTACGCTTCATTGCTTCACCGATACTAACAGATTCAGATCTTATTTCATCCTTATTAGGAATATTAAATCCGGGATCAGCAACAATTATTGCACCTTTATCGAAAGGATAGGCTATAATTTGTACTCCTACATCTGATTTTAAATATTTACTAAATAAACGTCTAAAATTTATTAAGTAATTAGTCAATGTTGTTTTATCCATTTTTTTTCTTTTATATTTTATACAATCTTTTCTTTTAACATGAGGTTACAGGATAGAGTTCATGTATTTAATAATTATTTTTCCTGCTTTTATAAATTCTCCGCTAACTTCTTTATATCATCCTTACTATTGATAACATGGGTATTGTCTCCAATCCGGACGGCTCCGACTACTTCGTCAGAAGAAGATTGTGTCGGATAACCTTCAATTAATTCAACTACTTCGACTCCTAAAGTCGCAGCTATTTCTTCAAGCATCTTTGTTGTCGTTCCATTATTTAAAGAACGGCTAAGGCTTTCGGGGGTTCTCCCCATCTTCTCAGCAAGGTCTTTCATAAGGATTCCCTTTTCCTTGCAAATTTCTTGTATTCTATATTTCATATACAAATATGTATAATTGGTTTCTTGAATGCAAAGATACGCTCAATTATACACGATTGTATATCTGTATATATAAACAATGTTAATACGAAGTAGAATTATACATATTTGTTTGATTTTAAATTATACAAAGTTGTATATTTGTGGCATGATAAACAAATGCGGTTATACAAATAAGTATAATTCACTTTTAAAACATACAATTATGAAACGCTACAACTTATCCCAAATCATGAAAGACGCTCATAGATTCTACAATAGTAAATCAAGAATGGGTAGAACCTTTGGTGAATGTTTGAAACTCGCCTGGTGTTGGGCAAAAGACGCTATCAAGTTCAAAGAAAAGAGAGAAGCTAAAATACAGGCTATGTTAGCTAATCAGAAGCCGGTAGAGCGAACTATAAGCAATGTTGCTAGTAATCTTACTTGGGATGATTGCTACAACGCAAATAGCAAAGGTTATATGGGTAGTCAGTATTGTGGTGATTAAAGTCAAAGTAATATAGAAATGAATAAAGTATAAACATATAAATAAAAGAATTATGAAAGCAACAATAGTAATGACCCAAGAAGCCCAAGCAAGGGGTGAGTATAAAGAAACATCATTAGATACATATAAGAAGAATGTGGATTTTCTTATTATCTCATGTGGTTACAGAAGTGCGATTAGCTTTAATAAGCCTGTTGAATTGAAAGAAAGCCGCTCTATCAACCGTGCGAACTGTGGCGGTTATGTCTATTATGTAACTGATAAGGCACTGGATAAACTGAAGAAAGAGTATTCTTGGTCTTGTGATTTCTAAATGAATAAATAACTCAAAATACAAAAGTTATGGCAACAATAGAACTAAGAGAAAGCGATAAAAGAAGAGCTGTGAATCTCAATCGCAAAAACGGTTACGGTTTGGATGATGTACAGATGATGCGTTTAATCAATGCTCATCAAAAAGGTGATGCTTACAAACGTGCTTTAGTAGAGTTTCGTTTGACTGATATAAACTTTCATCGTGAAGTTGAATTGCTTATCAATGGCAAGTATGATGAACTGAAAGAACAGGTAAAACAGTGGTAATTTTAAAAAAGAAGTAACTATGATACTAATAGCTGAAAATCAAGAAGTAAAGGTGTACCAACACAATACTGTTGGCGGTCGGATTAGCGTATATCAGTTCAGAAACGGTGAATTGACTTTTGGTGCTGAAAAAACATCAATACTGAATAGATTTGAGAAAACTCATGTATATGAGACGATTTGTAGAATACTAACCTGTAATAATTGACCTTGCACCATTATTCAGAAGGCAGTCTTAGCACGACCATTGAAGGCTGCCTTTTACTTTACGACAACGCTTTCATTGTCGTGTATGAGGTGAGAGAAAATTCTTCTTTCGTTTGGATATGAAATAAATTTGCGGAAAAGAAAATAAAGATGTTCTTCGTGGTGGTTGAGCATGATAAAATATTAAAGGCGTTAGATTTAGTCCGTAAACCACCACATTAGACGGATTATTTCTTTCGCCTTTCTCTTTTATATGATTCTAAGCGTAGATAAGTATTCAAGAGGGTTCAGCAAGTCGGTAAGGCGTGAAAGGGTTCGAATCCCTGCTTGCTACAAATTCAGTCAAAAAAAATCTTCAATAGTGGAATTGACTGAACCGCTATTGAAGATAGTTATTAACATTAATACCGTTATAAGTATGAATGTATCTAATTACAGCAGCAAAGGTAGTGAAAAATTTCCTGCCTGCAATGGTGTGGTTACATCAAATGTGAATCACACAAGTGAAATCAAAGCGTACAATCATCCGTTATTCGGAAATGTACGCATGTTTGTGGACAATGGCAAGCCGTGGTTCTGTGCCACTGATATTGCATCCTCATTGGGATATGTCAAACCGCAGGATGCAATCGCAAAGCATTGTAAATCAGCCGGGGTAGCGTTTCGCGGAGTAGGGGTACAAACTGGATTAAAAGGTGATGGTACTCCGGCAATGCAAACCGTTAATATTAAGTTCATTAGCGAAGGTAATATTTACCGTCTAATTGCGAAAAGCCAATTACCCAAAGCCGAAGAATTTGAAAGTTGGATATTTGATGATCTTGTACCTACTGTTATTAATACTGGCAGTTATTCTCTCCAGGTTCCCCAATCTTTCAGTGAAGCTCTCATGCTTGCAGCGCAACAGCAAATGAGAATAGAAGAGCAGCAAAAACAACTTGTACAGAAGGATGAAGTTATAGCAGATAAGGACGCTCAAATAGTTGAGCTTGAAAAAGAGTCTGAGTACACGAGGGTGATCCTTCAGAGTAAGTCTACTGTATTGGTGACTCAGATAGCACAAGACTATGGAATGACCGCAAGGAGATTTAATGCCTTACTCCGTGATTTGGGAATACAACACAAGGTTCGTAATCAATGGATATTATATGGGAAGTATATTAATAATGGCTATGTGCACAGTGCCACTCATAACTTCACCCATACGAATGGAAATCCAGATGTGAGTCTTAACACAGAATGGACGCAGAAAGGGCGTTTATTCTTGTATGAAGAACTTAAGAAGAATGATGTGTTACCATTGATCGAACAGTAAAAGATGGATGAAATCAATGTAAATGACATTCCGGATGCAGTATTACTGAAATATTGCATCCGTGACTACAAGCGTGAGAAGCAATTAAGAGAGCAATATGAAGTTGATCTAGTGAGTTTGAAACGTTCTCTTAATGTTATGACAGATATGTGTGAATTGATAACGCAGCCGACAAATAAAATGATATCTGAATTGGCGAATAAGAAAACCGATAGTTACAAAGCTGAAAATTCGAGATTAAATAAGTCGATGGCTGAACTTAAGACAGAAAATGCTAACTTAGCGTCTATAAACAGAGAGTTAATGAAAAGAATCGAATTACTAGAAAAAATGATAAACTGAAGTATGGCAAAAGAATATTTTTATGATTTGTTTTCTCGTATAAAGGATGGCAGCCGTCTTGCTGACTTGTTTAATCAAGTTATGCATAAACTGGATATTGTTAGAATAGTGTCTGCTCCATCTACATTTGAAATGGTGAACAAAGACGAACAATGTGTCGAGTTATTCTATGAAAGTTGTCTTTTGGAACTGTATTTTCATGGAGTTGTTGATAAACTGAATCGTTGGGTGAAAGTTCTTAATGAATATGAATCAGAATTTGGTTCGAACTGGAAGTACTATGCTTCTTCAAAACGTCTTGAATCAATTAAAGAATATGGCGGAGATGATAAAGATTATGATACCGAAGGTAATATTCGGACTCTGAACTTGTCAAATGAAGATTTGGAGTGTTATTCGATTCTTACAGACTTGGTACAGGATGACTGGAGAGATATTGTACAAGAAACCAAAGCAGAGCATCTTTCTGGATTATGTGCTTCATTACAGACGCAAGCTAAAATCTCTATAACAGATGTTTTAAAGAATATATCAGGGCAGGAAATTCCGATGTATAAAGAAGATGAAGATGGTAATATGTTTAAAATGACTTTTGTGGATCGGGCACTATCAAAGGCATCTGATGGATCACGAGCTGATGATCTTTCTACTATGGTTTTATTCGTTTGTCATAGCATTCAGTTTCTCATAGAAAAGGTCAGGAAACTAGAGAAGTTCTGCGACAATAAAGAACAGCTTATTTCAGTACGTAATGATGTTGAATGCTTACTGAATCTTGATTTCAGAAAAATGGATTATTATAAACAGTTGTATTTATAAAACATATAAAATGCGCACCTCGTTAAGTCGGGGTGCGCATTATTCTTTCTCAAGCACGGTGTTCTATGTTGAAACAGATGTTGTTAAGCGTAAAAAGGTGAGCGAATCACATCGCTAATTTAGTGAAAAAGAACTCTTATCGTAAAAACCTGTTTCTAAGCCGTAAGGTACATCATCCCCTCTTATCTGTAGTTGATCTCCGCCAGTTCCGTAGTCGGTTGTTTTATCATATCCCCAATGAACCATAGCTATATAAAGAGTATAATATTTATTTGTACTTGACAGGTTTTCGGTGAGTTTTAGATCATTATCATTAACGGAATATTTCACAGATCTTCTACTCGTAAATTTTCCATTTTTATATTCATGGAAGCCCATTGTACCATTAGAGAAAACTAAGTAATATGTTGAATATCCTTTTACCATCACATACGTAGCAGTTCCGGACTCCAGCTCACTTGAGGTTATTGTCTTTTCATAAAATTCATCTTTTTCCTCATCTTTTCCGCAGCTTAACATAATAAGTGCAGTAATCATTAAAAATAAAATCTTTTTCATGTTTAGTGTTTTAATTTATTATTTCACAAAACTACTCAAAAACTTAATACCTCCAATTTATTTCACGACAATCTTTCCGTTGTCGTATATCAAATTCTCAAAAACATCTATTTCACCCTAAATCCCTCTACCTTTAGATTTATTTTTTCACAGTGCAGATTGCGGTAATTCAGACTTTCAAATATTCTTTGAACAATAGTTTTAAGGATACTTTTATCAAATCTTTCACAATAGACTTTTAGTGAAGTATTACAGATTGAAAGATATTCTATAAGACTTTTGAAAGGCTAATTTTGAAGATGAAAATAGGAAATAACGAACAATCGGCTTATTGTTGTGAATCCGAAAGGAAGAAATTCTTTAGTCAGTTGGTTGTGTGGTAATTTTGAGTAGAAATTTTTTTAATAATAAATATATGGCTGGACTTCATTTTGATGCAACGCTCGAAAACTCTGGTTTCATTCAGAAATTGGAAGAAATCAAGAAAGGTATAAAAGATACTTCAAGACTTATTGAGGAAGAAGGAAAGCGCATTGACTCCATAAATCAGAGGTTTGAATCTTTTGATGAAGAGGTGCTAAAAATGTGTGGTAACCTCAATAAGTATTTTGATGGTCTTTTGAGTAAAGTGGAGTCAATGGCTTCTATGCTTCAAGTCGGGAAGGTTGAACTAAGTGCTCCAACTATCAAATCTGATGGTACTTCTACTCAACAATTGGAGGAATTACGATCTCGTAATGCTGAACTTACAGCAGAATTAGAGAAGCAGAGAGTAGAGATTAAGCAGCAACAGGAAGAGTGGAATAAACTAGCTACTGCTATCAAGTCAAACAATTTAAGTGTAGTAGAACAATATAAACAGGCTACAGCATCTTCAACCAATGCTGTTAAAGATGCAAAATTAGAATTGAAAGGATTGTCTAAAGAATTGGATGATAACCTTAAATACTATGATAAACTTGCGGTTCAGGCAGCAGCGTATAAAGAAGAACTTATAAAATTACAAGATGCTCAAGCGAAAGGAATTGCCAGAGTGGTGACTGGAGCTGATGGCACTTCTATGCCTGTAAATGATGAAATTGATAGATTAAAAAACAGTTTAAGTGAAGTAAGAGAGAATCAGAAAGGTGTTTCACAGGAAATCACAGCACAGAGGCAGCGCCAGGTGGAATTAAATACTGTAATTGAACAAGGTAATGAGAAGCATGTCCGTACTCGTACTTTAATTATGGATGCACGTGAGCAGATGATTCAAATGCGTACTACTGGGTTGCAAAATACGATACAGTACCAACAAGCAGGAGAGGAGTTAGGAAAGATGCGTTTGCAAATGAAGCTTGTAAATGCGGAAATGGAATTTCTTGCTAATCCTAATAAAGGTATTTCCACACTTAAAACCGGATTATCTGGTGCTGCTACATCTGCAAGTTTACTTGTAGGGATAATGGGATTGTTTAATGATAAGAACGAGAAAATGGCTGAGTTACAGACTAAGATTCAGTCATTGATGGCGGTAGTCGTCGGATTGGAAGGCACTTATGGGATGCTCAAAAAATCCAATACCATGATGCTTGCGATTGAACATGTTCAGCGTAAGGCTATAATTGCTTCTATGGCATTAGAGACAAAAGCAAAGACCACCAATATTGCATTAACGTGGTCTGAAGTCGCAGCGCAAAAGGCTTTAAATATTGTTGCTAAAGCTAATCCGTATGTTTTATTGGCTACAGCTATTCTGACTGTTGTTGGAGGTGTTTGGTTGCTTGTTGAAGCAAATAGAGACGCAAGGAAGGAAATAGCAGAGTTTAATAAATCTGTTGCTGAAAGTGCTGCAACTCCAATAGCTAAAGTTGAAGAATTATCAATGAAGTGGAATAGACTTGGTAATGATTTAGATGCAAAAAAGAAATTTGTAGATGACAACAAAAAAGCTTTTAATGAGTTAGGACTTGCAATCCTTGATGTGGTAGATGCGGAGAATCTTCTAAATAGCAATAAAGATTCCTTTATCAGTGCGATGATTGAGAAGGCTAAGGCAGCGCAATATATAAAACAGCAGGAAAAAAATATCGCAAAATTAATACTGGCAGAACAAAATATAGAATCAAAAAAGAATGCTAAATATGAAGATTCGTACTACTCCAATGGTGAATCCATCTCTGCGGAATCTAAAAGAAAGGCAGCAGTTGCTTCAGCAGAGAAACAATACGATGAGATCGCAAAGAAGATAAAAGAAGGATATACACTGGCTGCAAATGCAGAAGAGGAAGGTGGGAAAAAACTAAAAAATGCAAGAATTAAGAGTGCTGATGATGCGGAGAATTTAGTAGATGATTATACCTATAAAATGATGACAGGAATGGATAGGGGAAAAGGGAATTTTGAATCATTTGCCGCATCAATCTCCAATGGGTATAAATCTTTACTAGATACAATGAAGAATGAAACTATGACATTCTCTGAAAAAATAGGAAATTTCTTTGGCTCTCTTTTTAGTCTTGAAGGGAATGATAATAGTGTATCAACAATCGGAGAACGTGTAACACAACTTCGAACAGACTACCTCAATGCCCAAAATAAATTGAAAGATTTAAGGAAGCCCAGTTCAAAAGCAAATCAAAAAGAGATAGATATCGCCCAAAAGGAAGCTGATAAGATCGCGAATATATATAAGAATTTAACAGGCAAATCAATAGATGATAAATCAGCCCAAAATAAAGCAGAAAAGCTCCGTGAGCAGCAAGAAAAATATGCTACTTTGATGAATAAGCAAGCTTTAGAACAGAAACGCTCTGCTGAAGACCTTCAAACCCAGACCGATCAAGCCCGTATTAATGCAATGCGTGAAGGCAATGCCAGAACAATTGCCCAAATGAAGTTTAATCATCAGAAAGAGATGCGGCAGCTAGAACGGCAACAGGAAGATGTTTTACGTAAGAAATTAGAGAATACTAAATCTGCTTTTGAAGCTAATCCGTCAAATAAGGGAAAATCTTTTAGCAAGGTCTACGAAGAAGCAGTAAACACTCAAAAAACTGGTGATGAAATGGTTTCTTTGTTTGGTGGGGGAAATGTAGACCTTCTCGCTCGTCCAATGATAGATGCTGCAAAGCTAGTTGAGAGAGGATGGAAAGATGCAGGAGACGGTATTGCTACTGTGTTTAGTTCCGCTTATGAGGTTGAACAAGACGGAAAGAATGTTTCAATACAAGTGACTCCTATATTACCGGATGGAACAGTAATGAGTCAGAATGAGCTTGAATCATATATAGATATTCAACTTAATGGAGCCAAAGATGTACTTGAAGCTGATAATAAAGGGATAGTCATACATGTTGATACAGATGTTAGTCCAGAGAAAGCAGAAGCATTCGGACAGAAACTACATGAATATCAGGAAAAATATTATGATGGAGTTTCGGGACTTTCAAAGAAAGGGCTTAATCTTGGGGATTTTTCTCTTTCTAAGTCTCAAAAGGATTCTTATTCTCAACAAAAGGGATATCTTAATATTCAACATAAAAATGAGACTAAAAAGTATTACGATAATATTCTAAAAGAGTATCAGGACTACACCGACAAGCGTCTTGCCATCGAAACAAAATTCAATAAAGACATTAAACTACTTGATGAACAAAGAGAAATAGCTGCTAAGAATGGCGATACCCAGCAGGTAGAACAGATAGATCGCGCCAAAGCTCAAGCTACAAAAAACAAGGGGATGGAGCTTATGAACCTGGATTATGATAAGCTGAAAGAATCTCCTGAATACGTTCGCGCATTTGAGAATCTGAAAGAAACGTCTTCTGAAACATTGAATTCTCTTCTTAATCAACTAGAGAATGCGAAGAGTGCGGCAGCTAAAGTTTTATCTCCTGATCAGCTACGAGAATATACAAGTACTATTCAATCTATCATGGATGAGTTGGATAGCCGCAATCCGTTTCAATCATTATCTGATAAGAAGAAAGAACTAGCAGAAGCGGAGGAAGAGCTAGCTAATGCGCAAATGGAATTAGAGAATGCCCGTCAGACTGCCGAAGCACTCAAAGGTGGCGCTAAGATTGAGAATGGCGTCAAGTCCTCTAAATTCAATGAAAAGACCGGTAAGATTGAATCTACAAAAGCTTATTTATCCGAAGCACAGGCTCTGGATAAAGTAAAGAAGAAAACTGAAAACTATAATGCGGCTAAAGACAAAGTAGTAAAGAAGGATAATCAAGTAAAGAAGTCGGAAAAAGAAGTCAGAGCACAGATTTCGGAGCTAGCGGATACAATTGATGAACTAGGTAAATCAATTGGCGGTCCGGCAGGTGAGATTATTTCCCTTATTGGCAGTATTGGCTCATTTACAATGACTGCAATGGCAGGGGTTGAAGCTGCTGCCGATACCTCTGCTAATGCAATAAGTACAGTTGAAAAGGCATCTGTTATTCTAGCTATCATTGGTGCAGCCGTTCAGATAGCCATGAAAATCTTCGATATGTTCGGTAAGGACGATACGACCGAGAAATACGAGAAAGCGAAAGAAGCGTATGAATCCTATATCAATATCCTTGATCGAGTAATTGAGAAGCAACTTGAGCTAGCGGAAACTCTTACGGGAGACACGGCAAATGCCGTATATGAAGCAGCCATCGCCAATATAAAGAAACAAAGTGAGAATGCAAAAGTGCTGGGCAAACAATATTTGAACTCCGGTGCTTCTGGAAAGTCCCACTCAAAGGGTTATGATGAAGTAGATGATATGTCCGGTGAAGGATGGAAACAAGCTGCGGAAACATTAGGCATGTCTGAAAAGGAATTTAAAAAGAAAATGGGTGGTCGTATGACTGGGCTATTTGATTTGACTGATGAACAACTTTTAAAGTTGCAATCGGATGCCGGCATATTTTGGTCCCAACTTGATTCTGATACGCAAAAATATGCCGATCAAATTGCAAATGGTGTAGGAAAGGTTGCAGAAGTGTTAGAGCAACAAATAGCTGATACAACACTCATTGATTATGATTCTCTTCGTTCAGACTTTCAAGACTTACTTTCTGATATGGATGCCGATTCGGCAGACTTTGCAGACAATTTTGAGGATTATATGCGAAATGCGATCCTAAACTCCATGCTGAAAGATGAATTCATGGACCGATTAACAGCGTGGAGGGAGAAGCTATATAATGCAATGGACGATGGGGTAACCGAAGATGAATATAACGCTTTAAAGGCCGAAGGTCAACAAATAGCTGATGAAATGAAAGCTAAACGCGATGCGATGTCCGATATATATAAATGGGATAAAGATGATGATGAACGTGAAGCGTCAAAGAAAGGTATCGCCACCGCTTCACAGGATTCAGTTGACGAGAACAACGGTCGCTTGGCCGTCATGCAGGAGCACACCTATAGTATTAATGAGAACGTCAACCGTATGGCTACCGGTATAGATACCATCGTCAGCCACACTGTCAATCTCTCATGTCTGGCAAGCATAGACAAGACCATGCAGTCTCTTTTGACAATGAGAAATGAAGCTGTCGGCCATCTGTCTAACATAGATAACTATACTTCCAATCTTGTGGAAATGAAGCAATATATGAACTCCATGAAACAGGATATAAATACCATGCTCATTAAGGGCTTAAAATTAAGTAAATAATGAAAGGGCAACTCTACATAGACAATCAAGACGTATTCATCGAATTAGGTGTAGCTACCCTGCAAGGCAATTACGGAGAGTTGGTAGCGTTCCCGTCTTCCAAGACACCGGATAGCAACGACTGGACAGAGGAAGACGGTAAGGAATTCGACCTTTCAGCCCTTAACCTCGACACGAAGGATATCACACTTGATTTCGGCTTCTTGTCCGAATGGAAGTTCAACGACTTAGTAGCCATGTTATCCGATATGGCTTATCATGACTTCAACTTTCCACACCTTGGAAGAACGTTCAGACTGCGGCTTTCCTCACAGAACAGTTTCGAGATATACAGTAGTACCCAGCGTTCGAAGTTCACTTTTGCCAACGACTTCCCCCGTCCGGATGATTATGTATATCTGGAGCCGGTCAACACCATTCCCTTGCCGAAAGGCTACGAACTGGACGGTGTGGATTTATCCGCCTATGGCGTGCTTATCCTCAAAGGAACGAATACGGAGATACTGAAGACACCTGCCGTCAAGAAAAACCTATTGCAGAACTTCAAAAGGCAAGATGGCGCAATCTACGACGGTGAATATGTGAAGTTCCAGACAAAGGACGTGAATCTCAAATGCTTGATGCGTGCACCGGATTTTGAGACGTTTTGGCGTAACCGTGACGCCCTTTTGCATGACCTCACCAAGCTATCTACAAAGACCGATGACGAAGGTTACGAGTATTCCGATGCGGAGCGTATATTTTATTGTGATGAGTGGTCTGAAAGCTATCCTTGTTACTACAAGAGTTGCAAGACGGATGATTTCAATCCTCTTGGGGGGATATGGTGGGAGTTTACGCTTACTCTCGTATTCACTTGCTTCCGGTTGGAAGAAACCGATTACCTTCTTGCCTGTGAAGCGGGAGAATTCATTATAACGGAGGACGGAGAATTTTATATTGATTTAAATTGATTTACTATGCCATTAAAAAAGAAAAGAATATCAGAACTGAACGAAGCCAACGACATGAAGGGCTTCTTCACTATCGGTTATCGGATAGTAGACGGTGTTAAGACTAGCCTTAAATTTGGTTTAGAGAAGGTTCAGACAGCATTAGATAATATGCTCAAGGCTACGAGTGATGCCAAAACTGCTACCACCGATATGCGGCAATTAGAAGCTACTATTGAAGGTAATGAATCAGCCCGTGAAACTGCTGAATCCCGTCGTAATGCTTCAGAGCAGTCGAGGCAAACTGCTGAAACCGGACGTTCTCGTGAAGAACAGGCACGGGAAGCTGCTGAATCCGTTCGTATCACTAATGAGACCGCTCGTAAATCTGCCGAAACAGGTCGTTCTACCGCTGAAACCACACGGGATAATGCAGAAAAGAAACGTGTTACCGACGAAGGTACACGAGAATCTAACGAGCAAGCTAGAAAGAATGCTGAAACAGTGAGAGGCAATGCTGAATCCGAACGTGTGACCGCTGAAACGGCTCGCAAGTCTGCCGAAACAGGTCGATCATCCGAAGAAGATAAGAGAAAGTCTGCCGAAACCGCACGTGCTACCGCTGAATCAGGTCGTTCTTCTGAAGAAGCAAAAAGAGTTCAGAATGAGAACGCACGTAAATCTACCGAAGAAGCACGTGTTATAGCGGAAGGAAAACGCGTGACAGCCGAAAATGGACGTACTGATGCTGAATCAAAACGTGTCTCGGATGAACAAACACGTAAAAGTAATGAAGATGCCCGTAAGACTGCCGAATCTGGCCGTTCCTCTGCTGAATCGGAACGTATAAAGGAAGAAGATAAACGTAAAACAGCTGAAACAGGTCGTTCTACCACTGAATCCGAACGTGCTACTGCGGAAAATAAAAGAAAAGCGGATGAAGTTATAAGAGGCAATAATGAAACTGCCCGTGTCTCTGCTGAATCTACCCGTAGTCAATCTGAAACGGCTCGCATTAATGCCGAGAATACTCGTAAAAGTGCAGAAGAAGCCCGTGTATCTGCCGAAACTAAACGAGCAACAGCCGAAACTTCACGTGCTACTGCTGAATCAGGTCGTTCCTCTGCCGAAACAATCAGAGTTCAGAATGAAGATACTCGTAATTCTACCGAAGCAGCTCGTAAAGTTGATGAGACTAACCGGGCTAAGGCGGAAGTGGAACGTGTTAAAGCGGAAGAAGCTCGTAAAGCTGAATATGGCGGCATTGTAGATGAGATGAACCAAGCCACGGAAGATGCAACGGCACAACTAGGACTTGTAAAGACGGCTACTGATAATGCGAATGCAGCGGCAACACTCGCAAACCAAAAAGCAACTTTAGCAGGTGAGAAAGCTGCTCTTGCCGATACTGCTGCCGGCAGTGTTAACGCTGCAAAAGATGCTGCAACGACTGCAGCGAACAATGCTAATGCAGCCAAGACAGCATCGGAAGCTCAAACAGCCCTTGCCAAGAAGGCGACCGATGATGCAAATGCAGCCAAGAATGCATCTGTCACACAAACGGGTTTAGCGAAAAAGGCTACCGATGATGCGAACGCCGCTGCGATAGCTGCGAATAATGCAGTATCCGGTGTTGACGCTAAAGTGCAAGCAGCCATTGACAAACTGGTGGCCGGTGCTCCAGATGCCTTGGATACGCTTATTGAACTAGCAAATGCACTTGGTAACGACCCCAATTTTGCCGCTACAATGACAACGGAGCTAGGAAAGAAGCTCAATGTGACGGATATAGTTAATAATCTGACGACTGGAGGAGCCGGCAAAGCTCTTTCTGCAGAGCAGGGAAAAGCTTTGAAAGCTGCTCTGGACTCGCATAATCATGATGCAGTATATGAGAAGATTATTACCAAGCTTACCGCCTTTAACAAGAATTTCGGAAGCTCTGCCGGGACCGTGTGCGAGGGAAACGATTCGCGTTTGAGTAATGCACGGCCTCCATTAGCGCATACGCATAAGGTATCTGAAATCAGTGATTTCCCCACCTCTATGCCTGCAAGCGATGTGCCATCATGGGCGAAGGCTGCTAGTAAACCTAGTTACACAGCGAGCGAGGTTGGCGCTTCTCCTTCTAATCACAACCATGCCGGAGTATATCAACCTGCAGGTAGTTATGCGGCGTCATCGCACGGTCATAATGCGTCTGATATAACTCCTGATAGTACTCATCGCTTTGTTACCGATACAGAAAAAGAGACTTGGAACAGTAAGGCTGCGGGAAACCATAACCATGATTCTACGTATCAACCAAAGGGGGATTATGCACCTGCTTCACATAAACATGCAGCAACAGATGTAACAGAAGATACCACGCACCGATTTGTAACGGATTCTGAAAAGACAAATTGGAATGGTAAGGCGGCAGGAAATCACAACCACGATTCGGTATATCAAGCAAAGGGTAATTATGCGACAGCGACACATAAGCACGGAGCGTCAGAAATAAATGAAGATGAGACACACAGGTTTCTTACTGATACTGAACGTGAAAAGTTGGGCGGTATAGCAGCAGGAGCAAATAATTACACTCATCCGGATACACACCCCGCATCAATGATTGAAGAAAGCACGTCAAGAAAATTTATGACTGATGCAGAGAAGGCTTTACTAAGTTCTCTCGGAACTAATGCAGTTTTATTGTCTGGTCAAAGTTTAGGACAAAACGGGTATGTCAAATATAGTAATGGGCTATTAATACAATGGGGGAAGCAACCCGGTTCAACCGCTAGTACTGTTACCATTTATCTGCCAACTTCTTTTTATGATACTAATTATGTTATTCATGGCTGCATTATTAAAGATGCTTATGATGAAAATGTATATACTGCTACATCTTTGGTTAATCCAACGGTAAGCAGTTTTAAGATGGATAGAAATTTTGGTTCAAGTTCTGGAACAGGAGTATCTAGGGCAAAATACAGTTGGATGGCAATAGGTCGTTGGAAATAATTTAAAAACAAATATCATGAAATATTGGAAAAATGGATTCTACGACGAATACCAGGAAGATTCAGTAGAGATTACAGAAGAGTATTATAATCAGTTACTAGCTGGTCAATCAGCCGGATTGCTTATAGTGGAAAGCAAGAAAGGTTGTCCGATCTTAGCTGTACATCAACCCTCTATCAAGGAAATTAGAGCACGAAAGCTCAATGAATTACGATTGTACGATTCATCTGAAGAAGTGAATCAGTTCTGTATAGATAATACGCATGGATGGTGGAATAAAGCTACTCGCGTAGGTCTTATGAACTCTATTGCAATTGAAAAGAGAACTGGACGATCTGAAACAAATATCTGGCTGGGTGATACTCTGTTTGTTTTACCTGTCGAAAAGGCTATTGATATGTTACAACAGCTAGAATTGTACGCCCTTGCGTGTTTTGACACAACACAAAGGCATACAAAGACTATTCAACAGCTAGCGACAAAAGACGAAATAGAAACATACGATTTCCGTACAAGTTATCCCGGAAAGCTAAGTTTTTCCGGATAACCGATCGTATAATCGTAGTTTTCGATTTCCTCAATAGTCTGCAATGCTCTGACTGCTGCAATGTGCGATTGTGTTACATTGTAGCAGTTTAGTGCATACATTTCAATCTCATCCAGCATTGATAAAGCGTCAGAAATTGGAATGATATACCTTGTTGCATCATACCACAATACCGTGTCTGTCTTACCCATCTGTTTTTCAATCGAAATTGAGTTAAATAATCCAACACGTGTACTTTTATCAAACCACATAACATTCCCGCCTAAAACAAGAGAATTGACATCTTTTGATTTGTCAAACACTTGTATTTCAGCAACTTTATTTTTTATTACATCTTCAATGTCGTACTCATATTCTACCAAAATAGGATATCTATTTTTGCTTTTAGCTATTATCAAGCCGGTAGATTGACCAGCTAACAACTCTTGATAATATTCTTCTGTAATTTCTACCGAACCATCTATAGGCTCGTCGTAGAATCCATTTTTCCAATACTTCATAATACATATTTTTAAATTATTTTCAGCGCCCGATCGCAAACCAGTCCCATGATTCTTGTGATAATCCAGTAGTACCCCCACTTGCATAATTTCTATTCAAATAAAATCTACTAACTGTTTTATTTATCGCCAAGGGAGATGATGAATATACGGCGGAGTCACTACTAGGCTTATATACAGTTGCAAATATTTTATATTCAGTATTATAAAAAGATGTAGGCATAGTCACACTATACGAAGCTGTAGATGAACCTCCAACTCTACCCCATTGTACAAGTAATCCATTATTAAATTTTGCATAACCGTTCAAGGATAGGTTTACGCTTATTGCGTTCGATAGATCAGCTAAAGCATATGTAGTCCCGAGAGAACTTTGCCAAATTATCAATGCAAAAAGTAATACTAATTTTCTACTAATGCTATTCATCCTTATTTTTATGTTATAATATTTCCTACTTCCATCTACCTATTGCAATCCAATCAAAACCACGAGTAGAGCTGCCTACAGATATTGTAGTTGTTGCATTTACATATTTTCTCATTATAGACGCATAAGTGTTTGTCTTAGCATAAGGTAACACTGTATATAATGCCTGATCGCTAGATGCTGTTTCCATTGTTGTCATAAATCGGTAGGTTGCATCATAAAAGGAAATGGGGAAATATACTGTCGCACTTCCAGTTGATGCATTTGTAAAATATCCCCATTGAATCATTAGCCCGTCCTCATATTTGCGATAGCCGTTTTGTCCTATATTTTGCGAACTAATTTGCGCAGATTTTGTTCCGAGAGAACTTTGGTTAATATAGCAAGTGTATCTCTCCTCCTCTAATGTTCCTCCTTTAAAATCAATGTATCATATTTTATTTCACGACAATGCTGCCAATGTCGTATCTAATGTATCATATTATTGTTGATTCGTTTATCTGTTCCTTACTTTTATGCCTATTATTCTAATATATTTCTATTTGACATTTATATTTTAGGATATAATTCTAAAGGTAATATGATTTTATATAGTGACGATAAGGAAATAAAAATCGAAGTAAAGGATGAAAGTTACTCTTATGAAGCTGTCATGGGAGAAGATACACTTACTTTGTATTTTTCCCATCCCGGATATCTTGAAATTCCGGTCGGTTCTTGGTGTGATTTCTACGGGAAACGATACTTCTTAAAAAAGGATTCAAATTTAAAGAAGAATGGTGAACGTAACTTTGAGTACACTCTGATTCTCGAAACCGGTAGAGCGGACGCAGCGATGTGGAAAGTACGGCATACTGTTGATAATAGTATCAAATTTTCATATACAGCAAAAGCACATGAGCATCTCCGCTTACTAGTTGAAAATTTGAATCGTCGTGGTACCGGTTGGAAAGTCGGTGATTGCATCGAAGGAACAGAGAAAGTAATCAATTACAGTCATACCTATATCCTTGACGCTCTCAATCAGTTGGCAGAGTTGTACGAGACAGAATGGCAGATCACTGAAGAAACTGTAGATGAAAAGCAGATAAAGACAGTTCATCTGCGTAAAGTTGAATACAACAAGGAAAATCCTTTGAAGCTGTCTTATGGGAAAGGCCATGGGTTCAAAGTTGGCGTAGGTCGGGAATCTGGCGACATTCCTCCTGAAATAATCCTCGTGGAGACTACGGATCGCAATATTAACTATTCTACATACGGAGCTAAGAATCTGCTACTTCCAAAATCTAAAACTCTTGTTTACGAAGGGCGCACATATAGGACAGATGCAGACGGTTCCTATGTAATGCGTGCGGATAAGGAGCTTACTACTGCTAAGGAAGATAGCTTGGATTGTACAGAGATTTATCCTTCGCGTGTCGGTACCGTCAGTGCCATTCTTGAAGTCAATAAGGAGAATAATTTCTATGATTTTGTAGACGAAGATATCCCCAAAGAGTTGAACTTTGAGGATTGTCTTATTACAGGTGAGAATATGACAGTTATCTTTCAGACTGGTATGCTTACCGGCAAAGAATTCGAGGTGAAGTATATTCATGAGGAAAAGGATAAGAAATCAGCACGTCGCTTTGAAATTGTCCTGCAGGAAATCGACGGCATTACTATGCCTGAACCGGAAGTATGGCGGCCCAAAGTTGGTGATACATACGCAGTGTTCGGAATTCAATTACCGAAAGCTTATATCTGTAATGATACAACGCAGACTGGTGCCAGCTGGGAAGTATTCAAAGAAGCTGCCAAATACCTGTACGAGCATGAAGGTAAGAAGTTCACATTTACCGGCACGCTCGATGGAATTTGGGCTAAAAAACGCTGGTTGCAGATTGGTGGTAAAATTAAACTAGGCGGTTACGTAGACTTTTCCGACACACAATTTCATCCAGAAGGTTCCCTTATCCGGATGATCGGAATCAAACGTTTTGTGAATAATCCGTATTCTCCCGAAATTGAACTTTCTAACGAACCGGTAGGCACATCTGTTTCAAGTGATCTGAATAAGATTGAGACAAACGAGGTGGCAGTTATTAAGAAGCATAAAGACGCACTTCAATTTACTAAGAGACGGTTCCGGGACGCAAAGGAAACTATGGCTATGCTGGAGGATGCTTTTCTGAATTTCTCTTCTTCTATAGACCCTATTACAGTTCGCACAATGCAACTGCTTGTAGGTGATGAAAGTTTGCAGTTCCGGTTTGTGAACTCAAAAACAAATCCGGCACAAGTATCTCACAATACTACTTATAATACCAGCACAAGAATACTAAATGCTCCGGCAGGAATCATTCAGCATTTGACACTCGGTATTAGTACTCTTTCTTCTTCTCACAAGGCAGATGAATATAAATACTGGGATTTTGTTGAATACAATTCTCCGGCACTCACTGATCTTGAAAAGAAATATTATCTATATGCTGTATGCAGCAAAGAGAATCAAACTGGTACGTTTCTTCTAAGCGAAACGGCTATTAAGATGGAGGGCATAGCAGGATATTATCACTTCCTAGTCGGTGTACTCAACAGCGAGTATGAAGGTGATCGCAGTTTTGTTGAGCTGTACGGATTTACGGAGATTCTGCCGGGACGAATAACTACTGAACAGATAATTTCCCCGGATGGGGAGACATATTTCAATTTGGTAAAAGGTGAAATAGGCGGAAATATTCAAATTAAAACCGGATCGTCCGGATTGGAAAATCTGTCTGAATGGGAAGCAGCTCACAAAGAAATTGAAGATGCTGGTAAAGCAGCAGAACAGGCCAATAATGCAGTAGAAGGGCTTCATGGTTATGTAGATGGAGTATTTGCCGATGGTATTATTACGGAGGCCGAAGCGAAAGCTATTGAAAAGTATATCAATACGATTAATAATGCAAAGGCGGCGATTGAAGCTACCTATAACAAGCTATACACTAATGTGTATTTATCCGGGTCTGCCAAAACGGGTTTATTAAATGCTAAAGTTACCCTTATGGGGTACATTTCAGACCTGATAAATGCAATTAATACAGCTATTGACGATGGACTCACAACACCGGAAGAGAAGCAAAACGTTGATGCACATTTCGCCTATTTCAATAGTGCCTATGCTGACTTTAATACAGCCGTAGAATCTGCAAATAGAGCTATTCAGGATAAGTTAAAGGAGTTCTCGGATGCTGCTATGAAAGAAGCATTGCAAGCCTTACAAGACGCAGAAGATGCCGGCAAAGCAGCGGAACAGGCAAACAGTGCAGTTAGTGTTTTGCACGACTATGTGGACGGAGCATTTGCTGACGGCATTATCACAGAAGCAGAGGCTTTAGCCATTGAGAAGTATCTAAATACAGTCAAAAATACAAGGGCAGCCGTCGAAGCTACCTATAACAAACTGTACGCAAATTCATACCTAGAAGGTGAAGCGAAAACAGGTTTGCTGAATGCCAAAATATCCCTATTTGGTGCTATTGACAATCTTATTGCTGCAATTAATGTAGCTATCAATGACGGGCAGACAACCGTTGAGGAGAAGAGGAATGTAGATGATAAGTTTGCCCTGTTTAATTCTGCCTTGGCTAGTTTCAATACAGCGGTTGAAGTTGCGAATAAAGCTATTCAGGATAAATTAAAAGACTATTCAGACCAGTGCTTCGCTGAATTGAAAGTACTCAATACTCAAATCTCCGCACAAGTGACACGGGTCGATAGCTTAACGCAGAGGATAGATACTGCCGGATGGATTACCACAGCAGACGGTAACAAGATATACGCTTCTAAAGAGCTAGAAAATGGCAATACACTTATATCTTATATCAACCAGGCGGCCGGAGAGACTACGATTCATTCATCTAAAATAAATTTGGAAGGTGCTGTTACAATCACCTCACTGCATAGTGACCTGCAGGGAGTGATTAACTCCAAGATCGACAGAGACGGATTAGGTCAGTTGGCATTTGAAGATGCGGTTGAATATGCGAAGTTAGGCACTACCATTGTGGTAGGCGGTTACCTAAATACTGACCTGATAAAGGTTAGGCATATTGAAGCTGTTTCCGGTTTTATTGGAGGATTTACAATTGAAGGTGGTCGTCTTGTATGGACACGTTCAGATTATTTCGGAGGGACATCAAGAAGTTTAAAGCTTGGTTCAGGAACTGCAAAGGAAGGCGTTGTTAATGTGACTTTTAATGCTGCAACTGATGGTAAATTTGGAGTTTGTGCAGTAGGAGCAACAGCTGGAGGAAGTGCGGCCATCTATGGTTCTTCTAAATCAAATCCTACATATCCGAGCAATTACATTTATGCAGGTTTCCTTGATGGTAATGTGAATGTATTGGGTGATGTTTCTGCGAATGGATTTTACCCTCGTGATGGGAATGGAAATACTATGGACGTAGTATCAGATATATGGGTATATGGTTTAAAAGACAGCAATACTTTTGGATATAGAGCACATATCGTGAAGGGGATTATTGTAGAATTAAAAAATACATAAAGTTGCAATGAAAGTAAATTTAAACAGAAACTTGCTTGACTTTAGAGGTCGGGAGTTTATTGAATTAGTGAATGGGAAAGAAAGTAAGAAATCTGTCCGTGATTTGGTTGCAGAGGCATTATTTGCAGCTGGTTCTAATCCACAGAAGAATATGGAAACTTCCAAGAAGTTACGAGCATACAAAATGCTACAACAGATTATTAGCAACCGTGGAGTACTTAATATTGAGACAGAAGATGCTGCTCTTTTAAAAGAGATTTGTGGAGAATATCTCACTGCAGGTACATACGGACAAATTTATGATTTAATAGAAGGAGGAAACAAAGAATGAACATTACAGCAACTAACAGCACCGCTTCAACTAAGGTTACGGATGCTATCAGGGTTAAATACAGAATGTCAACCCGTGGTACCGAAGCGGTGAAAGATATTACTGCCGAGATTGTCAAGGATGAAACGGTAGTCGGATTCTTCAATACATCAAGAAATGGGGTGACCGGTTTCTCTCTGCATGAAGCTCACGGGCTGACTCCCGGAGAAGTGAAACAAGTATTTCAAACAGCCATCGATGATTGTAGCGAGGTATTAAAATAAAGTATTAATATTTTAAATAAAAATGATATGGATTATTTCAAAAACTTACTTATTGGATTGATTACCGGTATAGCTGCTTATCTTAATCCCATCTCTGGGGAGATCAAAAGCCTTATTGCAGTATTTGCTCTTAATTTCATCTGTGGGCTGCTTACTGCGCTCCTTATCAATCATGAAAGCTTTTCTTTTAAAAAGGCTTGGAGGTGCATTGTAGAAGCGACCATTTTCTTTGCCTTGGTTAGTTGTATCTATTTTATAGGTGAGCATAAAGGAAATCCGGAAGGTGCTCTGCAATGTGTCTCATTTATTACGTACAGCGTATTCTATTTTTACGGGGTAAATATTCTAAGGAATATCAAAGAGATTTTACCTAACTCTAGCAATGGTTATAAGGTAGTAGCCTTCTTGCATTATGTGCTAAGTGTCGAGTTTATAAAGAATATCCCTTATCTAACGAACTACTTACAAAAAGGAGGTGCAAAATGAAGACTATTGATGCAATTATTATCCACTGCTCGGCCACACGTGCCGGGCAGGATTTGAGAGCTAAAGACATTGATCGGATGCACCGGGCAAGGGGATTCAACCAAATAGGTTATAATTATGTGATTGACCTAGACGGAATGGTTGAGAATGGGCGATCGTTAAGTATTGACGGAGCACATTGTAATACCAAAGGATTTTCAGAGTCTTCGTATAATAAACACAGCATTGGTATCTGTTATATCGGAGGTTTAGATGCAACTGGAAAGCCTGCTGATACACGTACTCCGGCTCAAAGGGCAACCTTGCGTGAATTGGTGGCAAAGTTATGTAAGGAGTATCCCATCGTCGAACTGCTCGGACATCGTGATACTTCTCCAGACCTAGACGACAGCGGCGAAGTGGAACCGGCAGAATACATCAAGGCGTGCCCCTGCTTTGATGTCAGGAGTGAATTTTCTAATTTTCTTCGTAATACAGTGATCCGGCCATGAAAGCGCTAATTTATATAACCATATTGCTGACGTCAGCAATATGGTTCATATCCTGCCGGACTCAATATATCCCTGTAGAGACTGTGAGAACCGAATATAAGACACGTGACAGTATACGGGTTGACAGCATCTATAATCAGGATAGCATCTATGTACTTGTTAAAGGTGATACCGTATATCAGTATAGATATAAGTACCTGTATAAGTATCAATATCTAAATAGGACGGATACGATGATTAAGATTGATTCAGTACAGGTTCCTTATCCGGTCGAGAAGCAGTTAACGCGGTGGCAGCAAATGAAAATAGAGCTAGGTGGATGGGCGTTTGGGGTAATAATTGCCTTTGGGCTTGTAATTAGTGGGTGGGTTATCTATAGTAGGATAAGGAAGAAATAATCTTAATAACCGACTGTAGTATAAGCTGAGCTTTCATATAATACTATATGAAAAATTGATTAACTGATAATAAAGATCTCAGTAATTTGTTTTATATTTGTGGTGTCACTAAATATATATTTATGGATCAAGATAATACCAAATCTAACTATTTGCATCAAATAGGGGATGATTATAAGAATCTTATGAATGGATTCAATAACTCTACTCTTTTTAATGCTGGTCCTATATTATCCAATGGGAAGTATATACAGCTATCAGCTTATGAAGAGAAAAAAGTTGGAGCAGCTGTTACAGCTGGAGATAGTTCTATTATTATTACAAAATAAAAACATTATGGCAAGTTGGAGTGAATTGTTGAATGAAGCAGACGCTTCTGCAGATCCTGTATCATTTTTAAATCAACGACGGGAGCAACTTTTAAATTCTATTTATGAATACACGGGGAGGAATGTAATCGCTTACTACTCATCGTGGCTGACAAAGCCTCAAGCACCGGATATTGATATTAGTGATTCTGATAAGAATGCTTTTATGCAGGCTATATACAAAATGGATAAAACTAAAGGATTAGATTTGATATTACATACTCCTGGAGGAGGAATAGCAGCAACTGAAAGCATTGTAGATTATCTGCATTCAATATTTGATGGAGACATTAGAGCTATTATTCCGCAAATGTCTATGTCCGCAGGGACGATGATTGCTTTGTCATGCTCATCTATAATAATGGGGAAACAGTCTAATTTAGGACCAGTAGACCCTCAGAATAGAGGAATATCTTGTCAAGAAGCATTAGATGAGTTTGAAACGGCTAAACAGGAAGTAAAAGATAACCCTTCTTCATTGGGGTTATGGCAAGTTCTTATTTCTAAATATACTCCTACTTTTCTAGTTTCTTGTAAGAATGCTATAGACTGGTCAAAAACATTAGCTACTACATGGATTACTAATAATCCCAATATAGAAGTAAAAGATATAGATAAGATAGTAAAGCTGTTTGTAGAACATAGCGAAAGCAAATCTCATGATAGACATATCTCTAAAGACAAATGCAAGGAGGTCGGTTTGAATATTATTGATATGGAAAGCGACAATACTTTGCAGGATTTATTTTTGAGTTTGCACCATTGTTATATGATTTTCTTTGATAAAACAATAGTAGTTAAAACTGTGGAAAACCATTTAGGGGCTACATATTTAAGAACTTATACCGAAACTCCAAAGTAATAAGTCTAACCTTTTATCGCATTGATAAATATTTCTCCCCGTCTCCTTGATTCGGGGCTTTTCTTTTGGCCATCCAGCAATAATCACTACCTTTACATTGTAGAAGTTTACTTGTTAGCGAATAGGTAACATTGCCTCGGGTCGAAAGATTCAGGGCTTTTTCTTACTCATAATCAAACTTCTCGTATCTTTGCAAAAAAGATCCATAATGAAAGTCAAACATGAATATGAAAGAATGCCAGCCAATGAGGTTTGGAATGTAGTAGTAGCTTATATTAATAAGAACAAGCAGTTTTTATCTTCTACTGGTATTAAATATAACGCCAAGGTCATCATTGATTCTATAGAATATAAAGGTGGCAGGGAAGGAAGCGATAGAGCCACTGAAGGAGAGTCTATCAGTAAGAATCAATTTATTTCCGCATTTAGGCAAGCCCGTGATATGGAATGTATCAATACAAAAAAATGTCAAGGCATATATTGATAGAAAGCAAAGTCCATTTGTTGGCTTACTAAAGTCGGTTGGCATCATTGAGTAAGATAAAGTTCAGAAGCAAAGTGCTTGCAAGATCTACTATAAATAATGAATAGGTAGTATTCGGCTACCTATTCATTATGCTTTCCATAAAATACTAGAATCATTAATCTTCATTTTCTCTAATAATTGGTAGAATAGTATTCAAATTAAAAAAATAATAGTATATTTGTGTACAGACGTGGATGTCTGTTGTATCATCTCTCTACGGAAAAGTTGCTAGTTTTCGAGAACGGGAGACAATACGTTATATACTCCAAAAAGAATGAGCCTCGACTAAGTGTAGTCGGGGCTTTTATATGTTGTCTAACATTTGATTGCCTTAATAATATTGGTTTATTTGTTTCTATTTTTGTGAGATGATTAATAACATAATTGATTATGGAAGATTTTAATCCTTTAAATGAGAAGCATATTCAGATATCAAACGCTGGGCTTTGCCTACTTACTCCCTGGCTGAACCGCCTATTTGATATGCTCGACTATCTGAATGAGGAAAAGACGTTTGTAAACACGGAAGCTCAGATACATGCTGTATTCTTGCTGCAATACTTCGTGTATGGAGACGATCGGGAATATTTGGAGACAGAGCTATCTTTCAATCGATTGCTGGTCGGACTCCCTTGGCATGTTCCGCTTCCGAAGCAGATGCCTTTTAGCCGGAGAGAGACGGATGTTGTCGACTCATTGTTGATGGCTGTGAAAAACCAGTGGCCGCAGATGAAAGACAAGTCATCGGTCAAGGGATTCATGGAGAGCTTCGTTGCCCGTAGTGGTACGCTGGAGCAACAGGAGGAACAGTGGTTGTTGGTGGTAGATGCAAAGGCATATGACATGCTGCTGGATACTGTACCGTGGAGTTTCAGGCGGATACAGTTGCCATGGATGGAAAAAAGGATAAGCGTTGCCTGGCGTAATGGGTAAACATCTGTCTTTTAGTTTTTTTATCGAAATGCGTATTAATAAGGTGATTAATCTTGACATTTTTAAATATAGGATTTGATGCTTATTAATAACTGTAATAGTTAAAGGGATTTGTAGAAGGGGCGGCTGAATAAGTTGCCCTTTTTGTGTATGCTTTCAACATCATAATGTCTACCTACATTTCGATATAATTTTTTATACTGCTCAGGGGGGGAGAGTCAGTTTATCGCTGTTTTTCCTCTGTTTTATTCACTAAAGAAACGTTGGGAATTAGGCTTGTAGGCTGGGTACGGTTATCCAGGTGGTTGGTACGTTGGGGCGGGAGTTAGCTATAACTTATTTATGTGGTAAAAAGTAACTTATTAGACTGTCTTTTTTATTAATATTTATCATTGAACAATTATCGGTTTATCTTTTTGTAATAAGGTGTTTTTGTATATAGAGGTGTATATACCTTGTTCCTTTATTATAAAAAATATCATAATAATCACATTTTATCGACTTTTAATCCTTGTTTTCACCAGTTTGTTTGTGATTCATGAAAAAGCAATTTGAGTACATGAAGAATAATAAATAAATTTGCCGTTTTCTAAACGTTATTTAATTTTTATATGAAACGATTTTTCTTTTATTTATTATGCCTATTTTTTATAGGTTGCAGTAAAGACAATGGAGATGAAGAAAATGGCAATTTGCCAGAAGATAAGCCTGTAAAGGAATATCCTCTTGTAAACATTGATTGGGATAAAACTACAGTTGTAAGTCAAGATGATGAGTCCGGAGATATTAGATTGACATTTGAGGGCGAGGCTCCTTCTTTTCAGGAAGGTCATTCTCTTATAGTTTTGGATAACTCTACTTCCGGTTATATCAGGCGTGTGATGCAGACAGAGACAGAAGGTAACAACATTACGCTGAAAACAGTGGAAGCGGATATGACGGAGTTGTTCAGTGATGAAGAGTTATCTTTTTCATTAGTCCCATCCTCTATGACTACGAATGTAAGGACCATAAACAACAGTAGAGCGATTATTGATGATAACAATGTAATATATCCAACTAAAATCGTTTTATCTAGTGAGGATGGTAATGATTTAACAATTTATGATGTAGATTCTGATAATGATATAACAAGAGCTAAGGATAACTTTTTGGAAGATATTTTAGTAATGGATCATTCAGGAGAAATCATAACAGCTAGTGAAAACGGAAATCTGTCTCTTTATTGGGAAAAAAATCGGCTAGAAACTGCTTTAAAAGGACAGGTACGTTTAAAGTTTGGTAAGAAAGTAAATGAGAAAGAGATTACCCCAAATTTTAAAATACCTGTTAGCGAATTGGAAGAATTCAGTTTTACTGTTGATGCGCAAGCAAAATGGGAATTAATATTAGGTGCTTTAATAAAAGGGAAGTTTGAGGAAAATGATAAAGGGATGCTAAAACAGAATGCGTTTCAGAAACTTCGCTTTATGTTTGTGGCACCACCTGCTGGGATTCCTGTTTATCTCTCTCTTGATATTGATCTTTTATATGAATATTTAGTAAAAGGTGAAGCACAGTTGAAAGCAACAGGAGGAGTTACTTTTGGTGGTGATTTCCATACAGGAGTACAGTATATGAAAGGTAAAGGATGGAGTCCAATAGCCGATGCTAATTTTACTAATACTCCGAAATCTATAGAGATACAATCGTTTGCTAATCTGGATTTCCAAGCTTCTGTTTACCCTAGAATAAGTCTCAAATTATATAATTTAGCTGGACCATTTTTATCAGTCAAACCATATTTTAGGGATGAAGTAAGGGCTGCTTTCTATAACGAAATAGGTTCGGTGAATAAAGACTATTATGCGTTGACAGAAAAAGCATATGCAGGTATTGACTTACAGGCTGGTATTTTATTAGGGTTTGTAGGATTAGGAACAGAAATATCTCTTGATCCTCTAACTCTTTGTGAAGGTCAGATTTATAATATGCCTAATAAACTAACCCTTCAGTCACCTGTAGAAGGCACATCCATAAAAGTAAAAGAGTCGGTTGATGTAACCTTTAACCTCACACGGACTATACTAGGACAAGAAGTTCCAAGTCCGATGGGTATGGTCGTAAAATTTGAGGCTAAGGATGGTAAACTGAATCATACCTATGGAATCACTGACATATTGGGAAATGTAAAAGTTCAATGGACTCCGCTAAAGGGTGGTGCAATATTGAAAGCGAAAGTTTTTGATGAAAACATGAATGTTATAAGTGAGGCAACGTGTGGACCGGCAAATGATATTTATGGAACATGGGAGATCACCTATGATTCTATTTATAACCAAAGTTTAGATGGTGGAAAACCTTGGATACGTGTAAAAAAATACCCAGGTGAATCTATTACTTTAAATGAAGATTTTAGCGGAGTTTGGATGATTCCTGATGATGATAATGACATTTTTTCATATATATATAATGAAGATTATCTGATTTTCAAATATGCTGCATATGATGAAGAAGATAAATATAATATAGAGAAATTTGTAGGGGATTCTTTGGTCTTGGTTCTTAAAGAAAATAATGATGATTATTTTTATCAGAAAATAATCTTAAAAAGGAAAGAAGCAGAAGATGGACAAATATGAGTTATCAGAAGAATATAAATTCATATTTTTACAATTACTCGAATGTTTGCAGTATTAAAAATAGGAGAGGTAGCTAGATAGCTACCTCTTTGTTTTGTAATCCTTTTAATCAACAGCACACAAATCAACAAATTTTCAAGAAGGGTTACATAAGATAGTACTAATATATAATTGAAAAGTTCGGTAGGGAAAATAAAAAAAGTGAGAACTTTTCTTTTAAGTCAAGTATAGCTATAATTGATGAGCACTTGTATTATCTTGTTTGCTGTGATAGATGGAAACAAGTTTTAGTACCTTTGGAATCTATTATTTCTGGAAATATTTTTTATTTATCAAAATCATGATTATATTTGGATTGGTAATTTTGTTCTAAAACTAATTAGATTTTGATTTATGATAAGAATGAAAAGAAAAGTAAAAGATTGGCTCGTTTGGGGAGCTGTTATCTCCACATTAGTCATAATACTTATTTTAGCTTTCTATTTTATTCAGACCCAAGGTAAGTTTGCGGATAAACAGACCAACTGGGGTGAGTTTGGAAGTTTATTAGGGGCGATTACTGGATTAATAGCATTTGTCGGAGTTCTTTTTACGCTAAGACAGAATAAACAACAATTCCTGAATAGCGAAGAGAGATCTGTCTTTTTTGAATTGCTTAAGATTTTCACTACATATCGGGATACCTTGCGAGTGAAAAAAACCGATTGGATATATGATAAAGAACAACATCAATGGAAAATAAGTCCATGCGATGAGCTTTGTACGCCTGAAAATACTTATCGACAGATTTATTTTGAGTTATACCAAACATTTTATTTAGAAATAAAAAGAACAATTCCTAAAAACTTCACCAAGGAGGATTTAGCAAAAAAAATCATTCCTGAAAAAATGACTGAAATTGAGTGGCTGATGACATGGAGTCATGTGACACAGGCAATCAAAAATATCTATTTGGAGGACGATTGGACGATAGGGAGAAGCGCAAGTGTAATTACAATCCCAATACATTTGAATGTTTATGATTATATCTGCCTCAATACAATAAAACTGTATATTGAGCAAGGTAATCTCAAACCCATAGCTGAAGCCTGTACAAAAGCCGCCAATCATTGCTTTGCTCTATACAAAAATCAACTTGGCGCATATTTCAGGAACACTTATTACATCTTGGAAATGGCTTCTGAGTTCAATTCTCCCCAAAATTATTCGAAGATATTCCGGGCGCAACTGTCAAAACATGAACTTGTACTCCTGTTTTTCAATTCATTCAGCTCACTATCAACTCCCAAGACACGAGAATTATACCTGAATGCCGACCTATTTAATAACCTTGAGTTAAAAGATGTGCGATTGAAAGAGGGTGCAAATGACGAGTCTGTATCCCGAATGGAATATATACAGTTTCCACCTACCTTATTTCAAACAGTGGATAAAAATGAATATGTATCCTATGACTTTCTAAAAAAACTATACGATTCGTATAGTAAATAACTATGATGTAAAAATATCACGAAATGAAACAGCCATAAACAAATAGGTAGAAATCATGTGGAGTTTAAAAGGCAGTCAATAGGCTACCTTTCTTATGCTCTCTGCAGAATACTCGGATCGTTTGGAGCTTTCTTTATAAAGTCATTCTCAATTTGATAAGCATCCATTTTGTCAGTATTAAAAGGCTGTAGTAATGATTCAATATCTTCCTTTGTCAGAGATGGACTTAGCCATTTTTCTTCGTCCTCTTTAGATAAGATAGTTGGCATCCGGTGTTTAGTGTTGTGAATTACGCGATCAATTGCAATTTTTGCTTGTGATCATTTTATAAATATCCATAGTTTTCAGACTTTTTATTTTAATGTTATTATATTATAAAACAATTTTCTATATTTGCATCCATAATTGATAAATGGAATTTATGCTTAATTGGTGATAAGATTTTCTCTAAAATTGATGTTTGTTTTACTTGTGTTTTACGACGTTGTAACTTTGTTTTATAATAGGTTTATATATAGAAAGTTATGCGCTTCAAATCTTACTTGGGATAAGTAAGGAATATCAGTTTCTGAAAGAAAAAAGAATTTGAGTCGCATAAGTCGCACTTTTCATATAGAAGAATGTACTTATGCGACTTTTTACATAAGCCCCATTCTATAATTCAATCTTATACTATGCGAGTTTAATGAAAAGGTCAGTTTTAATATCATTGGTTCTTATTGCTTTGGGAGCTGGGATGGTGGCATATGCAAAATGTGCGGCATCCTCTTCTGATTCGCTGCCTGCTAAAGTAGAGCAGCGTTTGCGGGGGAAAGCACAGGCGGGAAAGGCTTATTGTGATAAGAACGGATATAATACGAATTATTGCTTTCTGGTAGATTTCAGTATTCATTCTGGTAAGAGGCGTTTCTTTGTATGGGACTTCAAGGGAGATTCCGTGAAATATGCCAGTCTCTGTGCTCATGGATATGGGAAAAATAGCACTGTGTCCAAACCTGTATTCAGCAATGTGGAAGGTAGCTATTGCTCTTCGTTGGGGAAATACAAGGTGGGTATCCGGTCGTATAGCAAGTGGGGAATCAATATTCATTATAAATTACATGGATTGGAAGCGACGAATAATAATGCTTTCAAGCGGTATATCGTGTTGCATTCTTATACTCCATTGCCGGAAACAGAGGTCTATCCTTTGCATCTTCCGTTAGGAATCAGTCAGGGGTGTCCTGTAATATCTGATGAAGTGATGAGGAAAGTTGACGGGTTGCTCAAAGCGGAGAAGAAACCACTCCTGTTATGGGTCTATGACTAAGAAATGCTATTTATTTGAGATAAATAGAGGTAATCTCCTCTTTTTTGTTACCTTTGCAAGGTTAAAAATTATATGATATGAAATACGTAAAAATACTATTTGCAATTGCACTTGTGTTTACCATGTGCTCCGCTTTTTCCTTGAAAAAAGACCACTCTAAACCAGTTTATGCTTTTGGAATTTCTGCTTCATTTACGGATACAGTAGTCTATTTCACGGACATTCAGATATTAGATAGTGCGAAGGTCAGCAAGGAAGGTTTCTTGTCTCACCGTGAGTTATATAGTTATCAGTTGAAGAATTATCTGGAGGATAATCAGTTGCAGCAGAATAGTACATGTATGATTTACTTCTCGGAAAACAAGAAGAAATTAGAGAAAGAAGCAACGAAGATTCTGAATAAATACAAGAAGAATAATAGAATGACGGTGTCGCGGATTGATTCCGATAAATTCCATTTTACGAAACCGGAAGAGTAA